TGACATAGAGTTTGCAACCATCTAAGTCAGTGCCGTGTTTAGCAGCATTGTAGATGGCGTTGCGCTCACCGTGTTCCATATAGAAATATTTGTGAGGACGCTCTTGTGGAACATCGCCAATGTTCATGCCACGTGGTGGACTGTTGTAGCCCGTGCTTACCACGCTATTGTCTTGTCGAACGATAACTGCGCCAGCGTGGGTTGAACTATCCTGTGAACGACTTGCTGCAAGATAACACATGGTCATAAAGTATTGGTCCCAATCAGGTCTGTTCATAATAATCCTGCCTTTCTGATTTTATCAACCATTTCTTCATTCATTTCTTTTTCGGCGGCTTTCGTTTCGTCCGTTTCATGTTGCATATCCAAATCAGACGCAATCGCAAATAGGTTCATATTATCCCATTGCATTGATAATCTTGCTTGTGAATGTTTGTTACCACGAAGGGCACTAACAATCCTTTTCAGTAGTTTCATAAAAGTTCTTTCTTCATTCGTTGAATATCTTTGTAGCTACATTCATCTTCGATAACAATATCAGCCTCAGTCTCAATCCAGAGTTTAGCACCACATTTCAGTGGATTATCTGGATCGTATACCATTTTAGAAGGACCGAGAATATCTACTGTTCGTCCGTATTTAGTATCCTTACCTTCACTCACTCTACAAACTGGTAAGTTCACATTGTGCTTGGCATTGTACTGAATGATATTACGGTTGATGTGGATTAGTTTTTTCACTCCCCACTATCCTCTTCTTCCCAAACATTGAAGTAACTGCCTTTACCAACAGTATCGCCACCATCGCTGTCAATATAATACTCATTATCGCCGTCAACATAACGAATGTCTGAAATCAGTTCTTCACCTTCATAATCGCATTCATTGAAAATAAGATTAGACGGATCAAATGTCATATTGTCGGGTAGTGTTAGAATACCATCCCAAAAGCAACCTTTTTCAATACTCATTCCTTTGAAGTAATACCCTGGTCCATTCTGATCGGCAACATACATTTCGGAATATTGAATCTCAATATCATTTTCATCAATGAGGTCTTCAAGATTGCCTTCATAAATCGTATTGATAACCTCTGCGTTATATGAATCGGGGTTTTCTTTATCCTCTGGATCAATCTCATTGATAGAAATCCAGCCACTACTGATACCGCAAGAGGTTACATGCTCAATATCATCGTTTTCATACCATTCACCGAGAACAGCATCTTCTGGAATATCTGGATCGTCTTCTTCATTGTAGCACCAAACGTGTTCTGGTAGATCATCGTCTTTGTCTTTCCAGTACTCGTATTGTGCTTTGGTGATGGTTCCAAGAACCAGTTCGCCGCCATAGCCACGAACTACAATGTTATAGTATTTGTTACTCATCTTCTTTATCTCCGTTACAAGGTGGGCATTTGATAGTTGGGTTTTTTCCGTCTAGTTTCTGTGTCCAAGATGTGCTGATGGTAGGAAAGAAAATCACTTTCTTATCCTTCGCCGCTCGTTCAGTCAGTATCTTTTTCTTCTCTTTGTTGAAATCTATAAGTTTAGTCATGAGTAGTTTATGTAATATTCAGTTGCGAAGAAGAAACCTGGGGCATCGTTTTTCTCAATGGTCTTGGCTACCTGGTGTGGAATAAGCATTGCGTATATACCATCAAGTTCACTTGCTGGCATAATCTCTGCACCGCCAGCCAGAAAGCCACCGAACTTCTCAGTAAACTTTTCTAATATGACCTCTTCTGCGGTATCGGGATGACAACGCATGATAACCATAGATATCGTCATACCCTCGCCTGTTCCACCATAGTTAGCACAACACGCATACATCACTGGCGGTTTATAATCTGGACCCAAAGTTACCTCTTACTATTGTATAACTATTATACAAAAAGTTAGGCGGCTTTGTCAATAATTAAAATGTCTGGATTTTCATCTGCTTCGGCTGTAACCCATTCCCATGCTTGGTCATCAAGTCTGCCGACAAGGATTTTGGTTTTGATTTCACCGCCGAGTTCACGATTGTAATGATAACCATCTTCCAATGGTTCTACATCTTTCCCTAAAATCTTGGAAGCGTATTTTGCTGAAATAGGTTTGGCTCCAAGTTCGTCAATAAGCATTTGCTCCATACGGTCAGAAACTTCGGCATACATACGACCTTGAGTGATATCTTCTCCTTTGATTTGGTAAACACCGTCTTTACCACGAAGGTCATCTTTATCTTTGCGATAGGTTCCAGTGGCTAATGCTTTGCGTCCCATATTGGTGAACTTATAAATGGATGCGGTAACAATCTCGCCATCTTTCCTGATAAGTTTCCAAATATTGTCTTTTTGAGCAAGTTTCTCAACTTCTCTACGCAAGTCTTCTCTATCGGCAAGGTTTTTGTAACCGCCAATCTTCGCATATGACTTATGTAGGATATCAGTAACCGTGTCAATATACGGTTCTTTATCTTCTGGTTTGAGTAGATTGACTACTCGTTCTATAAGGAACTGCTTTGCTCTCATTCTTCACCCACCCACATTTTTTGTTTATATCCATCGGGCCAAAGTAACAACGACTGAATGGTTCTGTGCCATCCTTCTTGGAGTTCATAACCTTCGTTATGCTTCGTTACAATGATTGGTTCATTTGACGGACCCCGTTTTTTTAGTAACTCCAACTGTGTGTTATGTCTTTCATCATCATTTTTAACAAAGTTAAGGCGTTCCCCCTTCATCCTTGACATAAGCATCTGTTGTGTGTCTTTGTCAAAGAAAGACAAGGTAACTGTATGTGTCTGTAAGGACCATTTCAAATCATTCAAGTATAGCCCAAATTCAATATCAAATGATCCTGGTTCATCTTTGTAGTTTTTATACATAAAGTCCTGAACTACGTACTCTGGTACATTAGGATATTGTTGCTTGAAATAGTCAAGCATTGATTTTCTCACTTCTACAAGGAACTCTCTACTTCTCATTACTTCATACCAAGTTCTTGTTGTAGATCGTATAATCTCATATCAGAGAAATCTTCATAGGCGGCGTCTTCATCATAACCAGACCATCCGTAATATGGTTCCTCTACATTAACCTCGCTTGTTAGCCATCCGCCTTCATACTCAACTTCATCCATAAAGCCTTCATCGGATAGAAGGTCAATCATAATACTGTTATCGGCAACGAGTGAGATAGGTTCGCCAAAACGCCATTCCCCACCAGTTTCATCACTCATTAGACGCAGACCGTTTTGTAGGTTTTCTGTTGTACTCTTGAATGCTTTCCACATTTCCTGTTCAGCGCCAGCCTCAATCCCACGTAGGATAGCGTATTCGGCAGCAGTCTTGATTTCGTCAAGTTCATTCTCATTGATAAACTCGTAGAAGTCATATACATCTTCTGGTGAAACCTGTATACGGTCAGGGTCAGTCTTGGCGATATGTTGAATAACTTCTTTTACTTCGCCTTTTAGCTTATCATTCATACCATTGAAAAAATCTTCAAGATGATAGCTTGTATCTGAACCCCACATATCAAGTGTATCGTTACCATTGAAGTATTTTATATAGTGGTCCATATTGCCGTTTGTTGTTTCACAGAACTGCTCGATATCTTTCCAATGGTCAAGTTGATGAACTTTATTCTTTTCATCATAACCATAGTATCTAACACCATTATCCTCTAATGCTTCAAGTTTAGCAGAGATTGCTTTGGTAACTTCATCACTATCTTTGCCGAACTTTTTAGCAAGGTCTTTGACTGTTCCGAGGGATGGTTTCTTATCAATCAACTTTTCGCGGGTTTCTTCATCTAAGTCACTTAGTGAAAAGTTATTCTCTGGTGCGTATCCGCCGCCCTTGATACCTTTTACCATTTCATGCTCTAATAGTTTGATGATATATGGGTGATATTTTGGCTTTGGTTTCTCGTTTGCTCTACCCTTCATTTCTCCAAGATAACCATTCTTATCAATGATGAATGTAAGGTGAGGACGGTATAATCCGTTTGGTAGTTTTGTTCTTAGGGATAGGATGGTTGTGCCGTCATAGTCTCTCCAACCAACATTACCACAGTGCCCCATAGCATTTGCTTCATCACTGCACCCGCCTCGTGGTAGATGCCACCAAGCAAGGTTCTCGTTGAACTTGATGATAGGTTTATCGCCTTCCTGTGGCTCAAGTGTGCCTTCTCGTTCTTCTTTCCATTCGTTTTCATAGTCGTTGAATACATTGACTAACTCTTGGAATGTTTCATTGCCGAATGTATGTTGTTGGATTTTTGGGATTGGTAGAGAAAGTGAGTGTTCAAGCTGTGAACGCAAGAAGTTGATTTGCGGTACAGCCGCATTTGGTTTCATTTTCTTACGGGTTTTCTGGCTTTCTTTTTGTAGAGCGTCAAGAATAGGCTTTATTTGTTCACTCTTCTTTGCAGCGTCAGCGGCTGTTGGACCGGACGCTTGTAACTGTGCCTTGTTGATCATTAGGTCAATAATAGAAAGTTTCACATAGCGAAGGAACCATACTATTCTATCATTCTTTTGTAGGGTTCGCTTTGCCCAAGAAATATTTGGATTGGTCATGGCCCGAATATCATCGTCGTTACCCATTTCCTGACCGATCTTTCTTAGACCGTCAAACATAGCCTCATAGTTCTGTGCTTCAAGTAAAAACTCTTTTGCTCTCATAAAAAAATCCTCTGCTGTATTTAGCGGAGGATGAAAGTTTGTTACGAAAGGAACTTGGTGGGTCTATTTGGCGACCAACCCTATTTTATGATAAATAAAAGTGTAAGCCACGATACTGGTAATATCTGCTTACCCTATAACTGACAAGGAGTTACAGCAATGTACTATTATACTATTTATAGAACCATAAATCAAGTCAATGGAAAGTCGTATATCGGCATGCATAAAACTAAAAATCCTAACGATTACTATCTCGGGAGTGGCATACATTTGAAAAAAGCCATAGAGAAGTATGGCAAAGAAAACTTCAAAAAAGAAATATTATACATTTTTGACACCAATGATGAAATGGTTGCGATGGAAAAGAAGATAGTAACCGAAGAATACATTTCTGATAGAAATAACTATAATGCTAAAGTCGGGGGAAGAGGCGGTTTTTCTCGTGAGAACGCTCTGAAAGGTAATGCAGCAGCACACGCAGTCGGCGCACATATTAAAGGTGCGATGAAGGCGAGTGAGACATCCTGCTTCAAAAACAAGGTTTTCGCCAGTGAATGTGCAAAGAAGTCGTGGGCTAAAAGACGTAACAAAGAATGACCTTTATCCGTGTATGCTGTTGATAGCCTCGTCAATGAAATCCAATACTTCTTCTTTATGTTCACTGAAACGATGGTCAGCATCGCCAATAACCTTGACATCAGCACGACCTTTGTAGTAGTTTACAGTCGGTTCTGGATCAATGATGTCATCTTTGCCGCCAACCAAGACACTGATTGGCAACCCATGGCGGTCTTCGTCTACCCGAAATGCCCTGTAAGCACTGATATGGTCTTCGGTAATAACGATATCTTCGCCACCAACGAAACTCTTATTGGCACCCAACCGTTCTTTCAATCGTGGTTCAGCGTCCAACACAGGGTTCAGCATAATCAAACCTGATACTGGACGAACCTCTGGTTTGATATAGTTTGCCAACCAACGAGCAAGAAAACCACCAAACGAAATACCAACGATATACAGTGGTTCCAAAGGACTTTTGTTGATTAGTGACCGCAGTTCAGCAGACAGTTTGAACGGGTTTGTTACATCATACGTTGGAGTGTATACCCGTTGTTCAGTGCCGAAATGTTCACGGATCATACGACAAGTAGAACTCTTGTCACCAGATGAACCAAATCCGTGCAATGCGATAATCATTTCACTGCTACCACTTCAAAGTCTTCCAGATTCACGCCGGTAAGTTTAGAACCAATGCTCTTGGAATGTTTGTATGGTTTGGCTTCATACCATTGACCGAGAATATCCATCGGGGATACAAGCTCAATCGTGTAAAGCAAGCCATTATTTTTTGAACGAAAAATAGTCATTTCTTATACCTCAATACAACTTTCATTTCACCCGCATCCGTGATTTCCAAGGATGCTTTGCGATTGCCATGAACCACTTTCAGCGTTTCTAAGAAACCTTTGACGCCTTCATCTTTAGTTTCAAAGTATGCGGCAGTAAGGGCACGGCGGATGGTTCCAACAGTCAAGTTAGGTTCATACATCACAGTTTCTCCGCACGAAAGTCATAGAGGTCAAACATACCGAAATCGTGTGCTTCGGACTTGGCTTTCATAATGCCGAACTCCGGCGAACCACGCCAAGTGAAAAGAGCGATTTCAGTACCAGTACCAGTTTTCGCATAGATACCATAGCGGGGAACATCTTCGCTACGCATACGGGCCAGTTCTTCACGCATCTTCGTAAAAGCTTCGCTCATTATTCACTCTCCATTCTTTCAAGGCGTTCTTTTTCGCCAGCAGTGTAACCATTGTGATAAAATGAATGCTGACCATCTTTACACGGACGGCCTTCAAGACCATCTACGAAACCGTCAATCATAGCGGCTTCTGCTTCAAAAGTCAAATCAACCATTATTCAGCACCTTCCAGAACAGTTACACGCTCGTCGTATTCCATCATTGAAACTTCCATCGGGACGAAGACTTCTTCACCAAGGCGTGAATATTCATCCAGTTCAACTTCTTCACCGGAGAAAACTTCACGGGTAACTTTGATGGTGTAGGCTTTGTAGCCCTCGCCGACGATACCAGCATCCGTGATGATGCCTTCAATGAAGCACTCGCCACGATCAGGCATAGGCTCGAAGTCGTAGGCTTTGATTTTAGAACCGATTGCGATACCTTCAAATTTCAACATTGTGTAACTCCATCTATCAACTTATATATAGAGTATACCACAAAATGAGAGTTTGTCAAGCGTTTATTCAAAGAAATCTTCAAAATTAATGATATTTTTTGATGGATTGAAAAGAAGAATCTCTAAGGCTTTCTTCGCTTCAAATCCTTCTTCGGTTTTCTTGCGCCGACCAGCAGTGTAAGTGATATCAAATGTTTTCATCATGGCGTTGCGGTTGTCAAAAAAACCATCGCCAGCGTCACGATTACACAACCAAACATCTTTGTTTTTCTCAACAATATCGATAACTTTCTCAAGTTCACTATCTGGAAATGCTTGGTTATAATCAGCGAAACTATCTCTGTATGGTGGATCGTAGAATGTGAAATCGGATACTGGAACGGCAGACCAATCTCCGCAGGTTATCACTACATTCTTATTGGTTAGTATTGTATGCCACGTTTCCAACACATCAAGATCATACACAGAATCTTTTTGGTTCAACAGACCGCAAGGTGTTCCATAACGGTTATTGGTATTCTGGTTGATTTGCCAGATACCATTAAATCCTGTCTTCATCAGAAAGTATAGGGTTGCCGCTTCTTCCGGCATAGACCATTTCTGATAATGGTATGCGTGTTCGTTACGAAGACCGTAGTAGTATTTCTTGCGGTCTTCTTTGGATAGCGGAATGTACTTTTCTTGATACCTATCCAGAGTTTTCTTGAACAGATCATAGTCGTTCTTTATAGCCAGATAGATATTGATAAGTGGCTGATTGATATCGTTAATGTAACTGGTTGTCGGATTATATTTCTCCATAACGTGAAGAAACATAGCGCCACCACCAAAGAACGGTTCGGAATATGTTTTAGCAGTTTCGGGGAAGTAAGGCTGGTAGTTTTTCAACATCTTGTTCTTACCACCAGCCCAAATGTATAACGGTTTAGTCATATACTATTATACTATTTTCCTTTTTATGTTGCAACTTAAATCACAACATTGACATAACCATCTGCGATAGCTTGTGTATCACGCCCACGGCGCATCACAGGGCTAAACTTCAAGTTAAGATCGTCAACATCATCAACATTAGCGATATTAACAACAATACGCTTGTCACCGTTGATATACATAATGTTGTTCCAACCGTCTACCTCTTTGTACTCACGCAAGGCAAACTTGCCAAGTGCAGTGTTGAAAGCGATAGGATCAGAATAGACTTTTTCAACTTCGTCAGAAAGCGATTCAACATCACAGCCGACATACAGTTCTTTGAAGTAGTCACGATACTTGGAAGGATCGGTAACAGAAGCAATATGTTCTTCAAAAAGCTTATGGCTACGCTTACCAGGAACAGTGCCGTTCCAATACTTGGCGTTAAGGCGATCAATAAGACCCTTTTCAGTCTCACCAGTTTTCACAGGCTTGAGGCTTGCGCCGTCTTTTTTGATTTCAACCTTTTTGTTATCGTCGCCAAACTCCCCATCGGAAGTGTTGGAAAAACGATAGTTAGAAAGAATAAGAGGCAATGCAAGTTCGCCAGCCCCAACACCTTTGCCGTTGTTACTCAACAGAATGCCAAACAGCTTCATGAAAATCGTATCCGTTTTCAGCACAGGGCTGATCAGATCATCGATCTTGCAACGAAAGTTTGTGTTGAGTATATCACTATCGGTGAGGTTACTGTCATCTTCAAGTATTGCGATTGTTTTCTCTGCACTGCCATAGCCAAGTGCTTCGAAGTAGATAAGATAAGCCTTGAAATCACTCACAAAACGATCTGCGGCAACGTGACCGCAGATACCTCGTTTGATAAGTAGTTCATCGGCTCTGTTTAAAAGTTCTTTCATAATGAATCTCCTCTGTTAAGAACCTGATGTTTTACCATCATAAGTACTATTATATAGTATTATCTTTTGTATATCAAGTATTTTCTGGTACAAAAATCGGGAACTCTGCGTACCTATTATGTTTGCCTTTTTCGTTACGAGTCTCACGAAAACCGACATAGGCACCGTTCCAGAGTTTCACAAAGTACTGGACCCCTTCTTCTGGTCCCGGCCAGAGTTTACCGCTGGAATCAGCAATACGCTCACGAACTTCCTCGTCACCGAAACGGTCACGAGCTTCAATATCACGTTTCTTGTACTTCGGTAGAATAGTCCACCATACGAAATCTTCACGAAGTGTAGTCATAGTTCTGTTTCCTTACCTTGCAGTTTCAAGTTCAAATTTAGCTTCGTCTTTAGTCAAACCTTTTTCACATAACATATTGAAAGCATCGTTTTTCTCAATATGATCAGGACTAGAATAAGCAGCGTATTTTTCCAAGATGTACAGTATTTCATCAACTTCTTCATCGGTGAACCGACTTACCCATTGATATTTTTCAACACCTCCTGGAATCTGCTTCTTTCTATGTCTTTCTCGCCGTTCTTTCCTATCCATTTTTCAAGTATTCTTCGAAGTATTTGGCGGCTTCGATTGTTTTGTGGTTACTCATATTCACAGACAAACCTTTTCCTTCAAAAATCTTTGCAGCAGCACGAAGGGCTTCCGCACGGATTTCGTATTCTTCCCAATCCTTATCTTCCATTATGCACCCGCCTTCAACGCTTCCAAGAACTCTTCCTTGGATACCTTGTTGTTCTCTTTCGCTTGAACAACCTTCTCGTCGCTCAAGTCATATTCAGCAATATCGTCGTTATTGATAACGGTTTCTACTTCACCGAACACTTCGTCAAGAGAGTCACTGATATCCCAAGTATCATAACGCTTCATAGCCATATGCTCAAGCAACCACTCAAAGCTTTCACGGGAGCCTTCGCTAACGATAACTTTATCGATGGCATTGGACAAAGAGTTTTTGAAACGGCGTTTACGAGGCAAACCAAAGAACTCTGGCTCATAACTGTTACCATCTTCATCTTCGATGATAAACTCGTAATCCTCTGCCGCCATAGAACGCATACCATTCAGTTGCTGTACGCCTTCCTTGACCTTATCCTTGTCTTCGAACTCAACAACCTGATCTTCTTTGTCTTTGATTTTGACGGTAATCTTATACATCTTTCTTTACCTTTTCGATGGTTTCACGAACCTTGTCGATGGCGTTACCCATCAACGGATTGGTGAGCATGGACTTGAGAAGTTCTTTGAGTTTTTCATTCTCTGCCGCCATACGCTCATATTCGTTGAGGTAATCTTCCAAAAGTTTCACAAGTTCTTCATTATGACCAAGATAGTCATTGACTTCCCGCTCAAGTTTCTCCACTTCCGGTAAAGGTCGTGGAGTAACTTTCACGGTTACTGATGATGATTTTCCTTCACTCATTTGCTTGCTTCCTCATAGTTGACCGTTATGCCAAACGGGGCAACGGGAGAGTTATCACCAGCGTATCCGCCAGTATGGACAACGAACACGGTGTCGCAGTAGTCTTCGTCACCCCAAGTACCGCAAGGATACCCATCGGTGAACATAATGAACCGCTTCGGCTGAATGTCATGAGCCTTCATATGCTCCCAGCAGCACTCAAACATCGTACCGCCACCACCGTTGAAAGGATAGTGGTCCATATCATCGGCGTTCATTTCGTCAAAGTCTTCGTCGTTGTAAACTTTCGTATCAAAGGTGAACAACTTCAACTTGAAGGAAGGATACAGCGTCATAATGCCTTTGATTTCGCTGATGAAGTCACGCATCTGCGTTTCGCCAACCGAACCAGAAAGGTCAATCGCAACTACGATATCAATGGTATCGTCGTTGATCATACCCGGCAAACAAGCGCCAGTGTGCCAAGCTTTACGGGACGGACGCATAAATGAGAAGTCCGATTTGATGGTGGACTGAATATCCATCTGCAAGTACTCACGCCAATCAACCTTCGGCTCTTCCAGTTCTTTCAGAATACGCTGAATACCACCAGGGAGATTACCAGCTTTGGGATCAGACTTGGCAGCGTTGACTACAGCAGCACGGAGTTCGTCACGAATCTGCTGCTTCTGTTCTTCGCTCAACTTGGGCTTGGACTTTGAAGTTTTGTTACCGTTTTCATCGGTTTCGATATCACCATCGCCTTCGCCTTCACCATCTTCGCCTTCAAGATGCTCGTCAAGAACCTGTTTCATCAGTTCTTCCAAATCAATCTTTTCGGCGTTTTCGTAGAGGTAGTTGTAAACCTCGTCAGAAGACCAGCCAGCAAACTTTGCATCATACAGGCAAGGAACAGTGGTGATACGGTCACCAAGGCGCTGCTGAATGAGGTCAGCGTTCACAACATAATCTTGTGCGATGTTAGACAACTGCGGGTCATACTGGTGATCCTTGGTGCGGCCCATATGGTCATACACACAGTGCAGCACTTCGTGACCGAACAAGAACACCAGTTCTTCGTCGGTCAACTGCTCAATGAAACGTGAGTTGTAATAGAAATGGGCACCGTCAGTAGCAGCAGTCGGGCACCACGCATCCGCATTTACCAGCGGAAGACGGGAGCAAAGCTGACCGAAAAACGGAGACTTGAAAAGCAGCATCGTTTTGGCGTCCATAAGACGGTCACGGGAACGCTCGTCAAGAATCGGATCGATTTCCAGACCGACCAGTTCACTCTTTTTATCTGCTTGGGTAGTGGTTTCTGCGGACATTGATATCTCCTAACTGTCTATAGTATGATTATACACTAATTTCAGCATATGTCAAGTACTTTCCGTCACTTTTTTTCACCCGATATAGGCCAAATTTACGGTAATAATCTGGCTTGCCACCGTGTTTGAGACAGTATTTCCAAGCACCGCTGCCCGTAGAAAACAACACTTCGTTTGGGTTTTTGATGTATTTTGGATCAATCATTTTATTATCTCCTAACTGTCTATAGTATGATTATACACTATTCTCAGCATATGTCAAGCGTTTTCTGAAAGTTTTTTGATTTTGCTAATCCGACTTTCCAAATCACGTATATACTCGTCTTTCTGTGCCAGCTTTTGGCGAAGTTCTTCTTCAATAGCAGATTGTTTCCGTTTGGATTCTTCTTTCATACGGTAAATCTGGCCTATTTGAGCGTCGGAATGATATTGAGCAAGTTCTTTTTCGGCAATCTTTTTTGCTTCAAGTTTGCTGGTTGCTTCAACAACCATTATAGCCTCATAGTGAGGACCGTATTCATAACTTACTTCGTATTCTTTGAGCTTAGTCATAGCAACTCTCCTAAGAGTATTACGTCTTTCGCTTATGCAGGGCACGTGGCATTCCCTCAACTTCTAAATACAGTATAACATAGTTAGATGGTTTGTCAAGTGTTTTTATCCACCTAAGTATACTTTTAATACTGGGATTAGGCTCTGCATAAAAGCACCAGCCAAGAAAACATTCATCACAATCATAGCACGGTCATTCCACAGAACACCAACGTATGCCCAACCAATCATACTAATAACACCCAAAACAACATTCCAAGGTGTGATATCAGCAGCAGTAAGCATTGCACCGACGATACCTATTAATGCCGCCGCCCACTTGACGAACCAAGAGACATCATGAATAGGAGTTTGAGTTACAACAGTAGCAACGGCAAGCTGTTCTTCATAGTGTTCTACTTGTTGCTGTAGTTCTTCTACTGTTTGCGCTTCTGTGTTAGCTTCACTTATTAGCTGTTCAACTTCATCTTTAGTCATCACGGGTGCCAGCTAATCTTTCCCAAGTTTTTAGTTTCTCGCTAAGATCCTGGTATTCGTCATATAGTTTTTTTAGTTTGGCATGCATTTCTAAACGCTCTGGGTCTTCCACGAGTTCTGGTGGGATTTTCAATGCCCGTTCAATGCGCTCAAGCGTTTCACCAATAGACTTACCATTTAGTTTTAGGTCACCTTGGATTTCAACATCACCATATGCTGCGTTAGTAGTCCACGGAGATACGTTAAACACTCCTGAACTATCAGCGGTGGTGAAAGTCAAGTCACTTGTTTTGATAGTCGAATCTCCAACAGTGATAGTACTAGTATCGGTTACCGGGATATAACTGTAGATTATATCGCCGTTATCATTGTAGTAGTCTTCTGCCATTTCACTTTCCCATCATATCTTTTACTAGTGCTGAGAAATCATATTCACGTTTCCAGCCAAGCTTTTGTTCTGCTTTGGTTGGGTCACCAATCAGCAAGTCAACTTCTGCTGGACGATAATACTTTGGATTGACTTTTACTAAAACCTCACCAGACTGTGAACGTCCAACTTCGTCAACACCTTCGCCTTCCCAAGTAATATCAATATCAATATGCCTGAAAGCGACCTCAACAAACTCACGGACAGTCCGTGTTTCGCCAGTAGCCAATACATAATCGCCTGGTTTGTCTTGTTGGAGCATAAGCCACATACCATTCACATAATCTTTGGCGTGACCCCAATCTCGTTGAGCATTCATATTACCAAGCTCAAGGGTAGGTACGTTCTTCTCATTTCCTACCAATGAGTTTTGCTGATAATCAACAACATGATTGGTGATCTTCTTGGTGACGAAGTTATCACCGCGCCTTGGACTTTCGTGGTTGAATAGAATACCATTACACCCGAATAGGTTGTATGACTCAATGTAGTTTCTCACAGCCCAAAACGCATATAGCTTGGATACACCATATGGAGAACGTGGATGGAAAGGTGTTTCTTCGTTCTGCGGAACTGCTTTCACTTCACCATATAGCTCACTGGTTGATGCCTGATAAAACTTGGTTGTCTCAAACATATTCAAGTGGCGCATACCTTCAAGGATACGCATCGTTCCCAGCGCATTGATATCACAAGTCTGTACTGGAATATCAAATGAGATACGCACGTGAGATTGTGCGGCAAGATTGTAAATCTCATCTGGGCGTGTTAGTTTTAAGATACCCTCAATAGCAGAACCATCAGTCAAATCTCCCCAATGAAGATTTAGTCTTTCGTGTCCTAACAGATGTTTGATATTCTCTGTGTTTTCTGTTGCTGAACGGCGTCTAATACCGTGAACGGTATAACCCTTATCTAGTAATAGTTCTGTTAGGTAGCTTCCGTCCTGACCAGAAATCCCGGACACCAGGGCTGTCTTACTCATTTTTTTCTCCATATCCAAATAGGTTCCGCAAAAGGATTATTCATATCTTTTAGGAACTCTGAGTTGGGACGCTTACGCATTTCGTATCCCCAACATCCTTCGTATTGTGCGCCATCCAGTGTCGCAATAAAGTCGTTCATCATATCACAACTGCGTAGGCTATCGTCATACTGCCGTGTAGCATAGGCATCGCTGATATTTACCATCATCACACCACCCTTCTCTAAATGTTCCCAGCATTTGTTTAGGGTCACACATAGAAAGTCATTCATCCACGCATCAAACTTCTTATACCTTTTCCACGATTGTGTATCGTCAGTGTTATATCGTTCTGAATCAAAGTATGGTGGGGATGTGAATACTGTATCAAACTTACCATCAAGTTCTACCTCTTCGGCGCAACCGTGATGAATGAATGATGTTTTATCGTCACCCTCAATCTCAAATAGACTATTACCGCCAAGGAAACTGTTCCACTCTGTGTATGCTTCTGCCTGTTTGATATACCCAGGATGAACATTATCGTTGGGATCAATGCCCGTGTATGTCTTCGCTTTGGAAGCATAGAAACCACATAACCTATCTCCCCATCCTGAACTGAAATCTAATACATTCTCTGATTGGAAATGATTGTAAATAGCCTTTGCTGAACTTGGACGAAACTGTGCGGCAATATACTTACGAAGACCGATAATGGTTCGCAATACATCCCTATTCACTTCTTCACATTTCATACTCCATAAAGCATTGAGTAGGGTATCACGGATTTTATGAATATACCAAGAACGATGAGGACTTGGATATTTGCGGTGACCGCACATCCATCGTGCTTCTTGCTGAAAGTAATCAGATGCTTTGTTGCCTACGTTCAGTGACTTTACCAACATATCGTCTTTATGGTATTTGTAGTCGTAGCGTGTATCAAACGGTGACTTGATAATGATATCTTCGTCGCTGAAATCACATAGTAACTGAAAGTCTTTCATCGCATCTTGTTCTGAAATATTACGCATAGGCATAGGTATTTCATACTCATCGATAGCATCTGAAATAAGTTGTTTTACTTCCTCTTGTGTGTGTGTTTCGTTTAGTTGTTTCCACTCATACTTTGGAATGAGGATTTCGCCATTACGGACAATATCACTTGTTTTCATTCGCTCTGAATATCCTCTTCTACGCATTCTTCGCCGTACTGGATTTCATAGATTACCAGATTATCGGTGCGGCTATCGTTGATAAGTTGATGCCAACTGTCTTTCGTAATACGAAGATAATCATGTTTGCGTAGTGTTTTGATATTATCGCTTTGGTGAGTAGGTCTGCTGTCTTGGTCGTTGAGGATTACTTTGCCATAACCATTTGCTACGAACCATAACTCATCACGCTTGGCATGCTTTTGGTAACTAAGGCAACCGCCGGGGGTTACCACGAGTTTCTTCATCTTGGCATCGGTAAACTCATCGTCAAGAACTTCCCAGTATCCCCACCGAGTTTCTTTGTGTTCTTTTTCCCATTTTTTTAGAATCCAAGACGAACTGTTCTTCTTATCTTCGCCGCCGACACCAAATACAAACTCAATACCTTCAACAGACATTTCGGGTATATTTTCATTGGTTCTGTCGCCACCGTTAGCAAAGATAATATCGTGTTCTGGATTATCCAGTTTGATATTTTGTAGTAGGTCACAGGCAGAACCATCATCATCGTTGAAACCAAATACTGCATCAACGCATTTGAGGTTGTTTATGATTTCGGTGCGTTCTGTTAAAGGCATAAACTCTCTACCTTTCTTGCGCCGTAACCAATCATCGCTGTTCACACCAACATACAGTAAGTCTCCTAAAAGACTAGCCGCATTTAGGTAAGCGATGTGTCCACTGTGAATAGGATCGAATCCGCCCGAAACCACTACAATCTTCATAGAGATAGACCTAACATTGTTTTGTATCTCTCGTCTTTTAGACGGAAAATAACTTTATCACCACTAGCAGTTTCCCAAGTGAAATCTTCGTTGTACCTTAGTCCCATTTCACCACATTTAGCAGACACAATAGCAATCGCATCCACTTGTGTGTAGTTGGCGTTCAAGGCACCCCCAGGTTGAGGTAGATGCCCTGCCCGTTGTGTAAGACTTTTACACGGAAATGATACTTGGTGCCAATCGTCACGTTGTTCTGGAGTCATATTGTTATTCCATTGTCCCGTTGATTCTGTTGGTACTTGGAGATACGAAAGGGACATTACTTATTCTTGTGATGAATGCGCCGGCGGAAAATCTTAGCACCTTTTTCCCACTGGTTTTCGATAACCAGCCCATTGCAGCGTTCCCGCTCCATTAGGTTCCAAGGCGTACCTTTACGATAAAGGTCTGCCTCGTCATATTTGAAACCGTTCTCACGGGTCCATTCCCTGTACTCATCAAGATCATCGAAAATTTTGGTTAGTTGGTCGTTCATTTTAGGAGTCCTTTTCCATTAGGTTGATTTGATCTTTTACACGTAGTTTCTGTTTTTTTAGTTCGCTTAGATTGACTTTTAGTTCTGGTGAACGGTCATGTTGCCGTTCTTTTTCTAACTCGTCAACTGCACGAGATAGTCTTTTGTGCTTCGCTTTGAAATACTCTAAATCACGCTCTGCTTCAATCATATCTCACTCACAAGGTTTTGCTGTTGATACTTTGCCAACTGTTCCGTCAGCCGATAGTTGCTTGAAGAAGACATATTTGGTATCTACTCCAAAAGGTCCAAAGGCGATCTCGCCGTTGTCTGCTGGGTTTTGTGTTACCTCATGGCAACCAACCCACTCATACACTGGTTGTCCACCAGCTTTGGTCCAGAGATCACCTGGGGCGCAAGCTCCAAGTAACAATGCACTCGCTACTACTAATGTTTTCATTAGTCTTCATCCTCTTCTAAAACTTTATGTTCAATGTCGTAACCACCTTTGCGGTCAGTGAACCAATCTTCTTCCATGTCTTCGTAGTCAAAGCAACCATCTGACCAATAGACATATTCACCCATTTCTTCGGGGTCAAGTTCCTGAAATTCTTCCCAAGTGCCTTGGAAATGTTCATCATCACCATCAGTCTCTTTTCTATATTCATTGAAATCTTCTTCTGTGATTTCGTAAGTCTTGTATAGATGGACTTGATGATATTCCACTCGTTGAAGTTTAATCATTTGCTTTCCTTATTTTTGTTGTGCTGGCAAGATGTATTCGTATGTTGCCAAGCCACTGTTTACGTTAATTTGAGCGGCACCATCGTCGCTGAACTGCATAGTAATCTCACCAGGTAGGTTTAGGATTTTCATTACCTGATCGACAGGCCAGTTCCAACCACGCTTCAACTCGCCTTTTACCTCGTGCTGAAATACAAAGTTACCAGCGTGTGAGGAATGATCACCAAAGTAGAACACTAGGTTCTTATCTTCTGTCTTGGCGACGAAGGTATCTTCTTCACTGTTGGCTTGCGCTTGGTACTTGAACCGTTCAATACTCGCAGAACTAGGTTCAAAGTCTACATGCCAGTTAGCGCCACGGAACTTGACGTTCTTGATTTTCTCGTTGATGATTTCACTGGACATGAAACGATAGTCGTTTTTGAAGTCACCATCACTGTTTTCAAAGTGGATTCCAACAGGGGTTTCCTCTCCATTGCGTTCTTGTGTGGTTAGTTCCAGTTTAGCATCTTCCTGATATGGTGGAAGGTTTAGTAGGGTGTTTAGTTTGCCCAGATTTGGCATGCCAAACACACCTGTGAATTCTGTGACGGGTTTATGGAATGTTGCTGATACAACAACTGAACGATCATCGGCAATGCCGTTCACAGTTGTGCTTTCATCGTTTCCGTCAATTTTTACAAGGTCGATAAATCCCAACCCATATGTATGGGTGACAATATCACGTAATGCGTCTTTCATTAAGAAATCTCCGTAATTGTTTATAGATACTATTATAATACTTCGAGAAACAAGAAATCAATATATTTTTTTGATTTTACCTAAAGTTTGTCCATGTCTTTGCGATATAAGTTCGCCAGGTTTTCTAAACTCAATGGTGCTGATATTTGCTGAAATATCTTCTGTAACAATATCATCAAAGCCCATCCCATAAACAAGTGGTTTCATATAGTGTTCCGTGTTGAACAGACGATAATAACGAAAGATAGTCATATCAAGACTGCTTTTCAATAGGCAGTTGTTATAGGTCAACAGAACAACGCCACCTGGACGGAGAAGGTTATAGAACCCTTTTAGATATAACTTGATTGTATCCAGCGGTAAACGTTCAAAGAAACCAAAGCTAAAAATCATACCAAACTGTCCATGTGGGAGATTATCAAAGTTTCCATCACCTAGCATTTGATATGTTCGTAATCTTTTTTGATAATCGGGGTTGAATATTTTCTCTGTTTGTTTCAAAGTCTTTCTATGTTTGTCTACGATATAAAGTGGGTCAAGAGCAACCAATGACTTGGTGAAATGATTGATACCGGGGCTTACCTCTAATCCTGGAACTTTCCAAGAGGTCAAAGCACCAATCTTTCCCGTTATTATCTCTTTTACATCACTGGTCATGTGAATACTTTTGTAATATTCTTGCGTATCTTCAAAGTTATCGTGTTTTACTTCGGTGTCGTAATACTTGTAACTATTCTGGATAAAATCTACTTCGTATTGGCGAATATTATCTTGGAATGACTTATCAAGTGCTTCAATATTGTCTAGGTTGATACTATTGTGTGCTTGGGTTAGATCGTTATAAACGGTTGATGCTGCATCCTGTGGATACTTAAAGTTATGAACAGCAGATGAGTATTGACTTACTTGATCTAACAGACCCCTGTAGTCAATCTTCTTGAATTCATCATAATCAGTAACTAACTTGAAGTATTCATCTGCCTTGCTCATATGTGTATTTATATGCGTACATTATTCAAAGTCAAATAACGAACTAAATGTGTTAGAAACGTCAGTCTTATGCTTCAAGTCCCACTTCAATACATTCAATAGGTTACCCACTTTCTTGTCTACAATGGCTTTCATCATAGCCTCGTCATCAAAGGGAAGCTCCTTGAACCATTCTGGAATTTTATGTTCGTCAATAGGGAACGCTACTTTATTATAACCAAGTTGGTTATCTTTTAGATCACAAACAATAGTTTTCTGTCCGTCCAAAATATCCATTGAGTAATGATCATCATAAAACTTCTTCAACTTATTCCAATGAATGGCGGCGGAAACGTGACCGGGGATGGTTACACCCTTCTGTCCTTTCTTCTCTTCGTAAATCTTGGTGTACTTCGTTAGGTTGTTCACACGCTTCGGTGTGCCTTTCTCCCAAGATGGACGCTCTTTGAACTCACGCTTGAAGTTCAGAATCTTCTCACAAACTTCGTCTTCGCCTTTCCCCGTGAGAACATCAATCAATAGTTCCATAAGAAAGTCTTGCATATAACTAGGCGTATCGCTTCGTTTTAGGTCCATGCCCATAGCTTTGACTTTACCAGGCTTACCGTCTACATCACGGCGGGTGCCCTCATCGTCATAAATCATAAGACCATAACGCTTTTTCTTGATGAATAAACCAGTGGATGCAATCAGTTCCAAACCGCCCTCAATGATAGAACCCATTTCGTTCGGGCAATTAAACGCCTGTTTCATAAAATCAGGGAAACTTTCATTGACTGCTTCTGCTACTTGATTGTATACCTCAATGCACATTTCCTTGGACCAATCTGGCGTGTCTTTTAGAACAGGCCAACCAGAGAAGTATACACTATCTGTATCACCGTATACCACGCACTTACCAGCGTTATCATATTCACCAGTGAATGCTTCGTTTACAAATGCGCTCATATGTTTGGTGATAAGGCGTCCAGATAGAGTAGTTGACTGTCCAATATCGAACACATAGAAACGGCAATGCTCGTTGAGGATTGCTCCATAAAGAGAATTAAGATTGATCTTTTTCACCAACTGTCTCTTATCCCAGAATGCTTTTTCTTCTGGGTCAGTAGCTTCTTTCTTCTTGGCTTGTAGTTGCTGGCGTTCTGCATACCATTTCTCAAGGATACCGGGAACGATACCTTTGTGAGTGTAGTCAAAGATAGTTCCATTGCCAGATAGAATCCATTTCTTACCACCGTGGAATACCAGATCATAAACCTCATCGGCACTATGAACTGTTGGCTCACCTTTCATCCAATCCAAATGAACCTGTCTTGTTTCATCTTTTTTCATAACATATTGGTATTCTAAAGAACCAAATACACCTTCCCAAGCACCAGGAAATGTATATTTCGGTCCTTGCGCCATATAATCAGCAATCATCTTTTTAGTGTATGTTGGACGCAACTGTGCTACCAAAGTCTCTGGACTCATATTCAGCGCACGAATAGCAGATGGATATAGCGAGTTGATATCAATAGCACCAATGTATTCGTGTAATCCTTTCTGTGGATACGCAACGTGGGCACCAGCGGCACGAGTATCAAAGTCTTCGTCAATCTTCACTTTGTTAGGAACAACCAAGTCCATAGAGTGAGCAAAGTTGATCAACGCTTGCTCCGTAACACCAACAGCACCAAGTGTCTTCGGTAGTAACACTGTGTTATCGTGCGCCAGTTCGTTAGTTAGGTCAATGAACTTTAGCTTGTCTTCCAAACGCTTCAGGATCATTGTGTCTTGGATGTTGTATTCTACAAACTTACGGAAGTCATTGTTATACAACTGGTCCAATGTGCCTTCGTACTGAACCTTACGCTCGTCTAGTTCATACTCGGCGATAGCATCCAATGAATAGCTGTGCATTTCGTGGTAGGTATATTGCTGATACAGTTCCATACTATCCAAGTGGATGCGTCCGTGCAGATCAAACGAAGTCTGCATATTTCCGTATTTGTTCTCAAATACACGCTCTTTTGGTAGTTGGTCAAGCAAACAGAAACGGCGTGTATCGTTCTTACTCATAATACGAGTAACACGGTTTACAAGGTATGGAATATCGTATCCCTCTGAGTTCCAGCCAGTTAAAACATCTGCATCTTCGATAATCTCAAGGAATGTCTCAAGCATATCTATCTCATTTTCGAATAGATATACGTTATCGATATCCTTGACCTCTTCTTTGGCTTCTTCCATAGTCAATGTACGTGGTGGGATAGCCAAACATATCATTGTCTCTAACCAAGAACAATAAAGACCGATTGCCGTTACTTTGTTAAAGGGGTCAGTGACTTCCGCAAACCCGTGTGTAGGTGAGAAGTCAACCTCAATATCGAAATAGCAAATATTCAGTTTTGGGGCAATAGCATCTAGATAGTTTTTCTCAAGTGTTTTATTGACGATGTTGATATCGCTTTCCCAAATCCGTTTATTGGATCGGATAGCAATCTCTTTCTGGTATTGCTTGTAGTCGTTAGTCGTAAACCTAGTCACGTTATTGCGAAAGATAGTTCTATTCTTACCCTTCGGGTCATCATAATAGAAGGACCACTCACAAGGGTAGTCCTTCACAACTCTCTTTCCGTCTATTCTTTCTATAACATGAACAACATTCTTACGTCTGTTATGTATAGCGTCAATATAACTCATTTATTCTCCTTATAGGGCATTCCATAGTCCCAGAATATTCATACCAGTATACCATGCCATCAATGAAAAAAGCCATATCATTTTTCGTACCCACATAGTATACATAAGAAGAACACTACCAACCAAGTATCCGCTGAATACAAAGATAAGTGGCGGGGTAGGGGATAGGAAAGCAAAAGCAAAACTTGCGATAACACTTGCGATAGTTGCGATTGCCTCACACCAGAAAAGCACCTTGCTTTCTTCCCAAGAATGCTTCCAGTAATCCAGTATTTGTTGTAGCATCAATGCCTCTTGAATAAGATTGGAAACCCATTACCGCCGATATTGGTATGGCTTTCGCTGTTTAGGATTTCACCAGCATATCTATCGGCACTATGTGTGTAATCTGCGCTGGTAATCTTTCCTGATGGGTCTGGTTTCTGGTCTTCCATACCAAACTTCTTTTTGAGTTCATCGTTCTTATAGATGGTATATTCTTCTGGCGTCATTCTGCCGATACTTTCACTTCGTTGCTGAATGTATCCCATCTGTTGTTTATCAACGCCAACGAATGCTGTTCCCCAACGGACACCATTTTCAGCAATAACCATAAACACATCGCCAGCATTTATCTCAATCTGTGATTTGTTATCTGGTCCAAGCCAACGGGTATCGCCATCATACTTACGAACCTCAAACTTCTGTGTCTTCTTTAGCCCAAGAGGATTATCAAGTTTTGCTTGGAGAATCATTCGTTGGGCTTCTTGTTCTGCTGTAGGGAACTTTTCATCACGATAGCGTTTTAGATGCGGCTTAGTCCATTTGGGAACCATAGCCACATCTATTTCCGCATCGGTCATTCCTTCAAGTCTATCCAATACTTCTTGGATATTCTTTTTTGGCTTCTTTAGTGTAGCCAGAAAGAATGGGTATGAACCTCTACCAGCAACCATTAGATTTTATTGACTGTAGCCAATAGGGTTTCCATCATTTCATGGTCTTCGGATTTATTACCAAAGTCATTCTTATGTGCTGTCTTCACAGCTTTCTTTAAGACGCTTGGCTTGATTTGCATTTCTTCTGCAATAGCCTTGATAGTATCATTTAGACCTTCGGTTAGGTCTTCGATTTCTTGGAAGGTTGTAATTCCATCACGGAATAACATATCTAGTTTAGCCTTTTCCTCTTGGGAGAAGACACGATTAGTCGCTGAGTTCATTATATACTCCTATGTTGATTTAGTTATTATACCACAATGTTGATGTGTTTGCCAAGATGTTTTTCTGGTTTCTTCTCATATTCTAATGAGTTTTTAGTTTTATCTTCTTCTTTCTTTGGTGACTTGCGATCATCTATAAAGTTTTTGTCACGTTCATATGCGTAACGAATATACTTTGTTTTTGCTGGTGTTATTTTCATCGTTTCGATATACGGGAAATCCAGTTTTTCTCTGGTCTGCGAACACTTTCAAAGTGAAATGCTCTACCACGAATACGGGAATAACCTTCTTCGGCAGTTCCAACAGAAAAGTTTCCAAGATTGATTTCTTCGCCATCATTCAGTAGAAGATATACATCAGTATCACCTTCTGGTTTTAGAAGGGCACCATCTTGGTCATACTGTTTTATCCACTGTCTTAACAATCCCTTTAGGCGACCATTATCTGCTGGGCGTCCAACGATAAAGATAGTATCTTCTTCAACAGCTACTTCTTCTGGTGTTCCTTGGTTCTCAATCCATCCACCATCAATAAAGAAATATCCATAACCAGCTTTCTTTACTTGTGCGGCAAGATGCTTGTTACGACGAACATTTTCTTCGTAGTTCTCTTGACCACCACGGAATGCTGTGATGAAGGCAACAGGGATTTCATCATTACTCAGATGCTGGTATGCACGACCAATAGATGCTTCGGTCAATAAGTCATAATCCCCCATAAAGTCAGCGGCACTTTCTACAATACGGATTTTGATATTGGAGTTACGTTCTAGGCCAATAGCTTCCATAATATTACCTTCGGCATAGTCACGAATGCTATTGCTTTTCTTGGTAACCATATTTTCATCCCATCCAATAGATAGTTTGATATCACCGAACTTACCTGACTTTACATCTTCACGCCCAATATGGTATTCAGCCCATTTTTGTAGTAGGTCATAGGTTTTATTAGTCATGCGACCAATGTTGATTGACCAAGTATCTTCACGACGATAAAGACGGGTTCTAATCCAACCTTTACGGAAAAGGTTTTTCATAATCTCTTCACGGGCTTGACCTTCTGAACCGACAGTTTCGCCATACTTATCGTATAGTTCTTTGATTTGTTCTTCGGTATATCCAAACTTTTCTGGGTGTTCTACTACTGCTGTAATATGAATACCGGGTGTTACATCTAAGATTTCGCCACGGGGGGAAACCCAGTATGCCATACCGGGAGCAAAGTTTGGGTTAGTTGGTGCAGTCATTTCACTCAATCTCATAACAATCTCCGTTCCCTATTATAGCATATTATTTGCTGTTGTCAAGTGCTTTTTTGCGCTGCTCTCTAACAAACTCAATGGCATTATTTTCGTCAACACCATGTTTCACAAGTGTATCAACACACTCTTGGAAGTATGCCATATCGTCCATTGACTCTTCTGGTACTTTACTCTCCACAGGATGTTCTGTTTTGTGTTCCATATAATGATAGACTTTTGATAGATAATCATTGGCGATGGTTAGTTTTGACTGAACCCAAGCTTGTAGTTGGTCGTTATCATCCATCGGCATAAGCAATTCTTCAATCTCTTTTGCATGATGCATTACTGATTGGATTTGAGAATGAGCCATAGAGATTTCGTGATCGCCTTCACTATCCATTAGTTCGGAAGGGTGAACGTCACGGACTGTTACGCCATTCTTCTTCATTTTCTTCTTAGCACGATGTTTAGTATAGGCACGATCTGTTGCTTCGCGTTCTTTACGCTCGTCATCAGTTTCGTCCCAACCTACAAGGTCTTTGGCTTTATCAAGGATGCCTTCGTTCATGCCACTATAATGAGCAATGATTTCGTCTTGTGAATCAAATACATTACCATCAATAAAGAATGATCCAGCGTGTCTATCGTAGTCACCTTGACCGACAACTACGCCATCTTTGATTACATCAACCATACTACCATCTTCGTCAGCACTATGAATGTGTAACTCTACGCCTCTTGGCTTATGACGAGAGTGGTAAGCGTCTTGTTGTGCGTGTGCCGCATCCATCTGGCTCATATATGCCTGTGCTGATGCTGATGGTTTTAGTCCAGCTTCCTCAACTTTGGCTAAACGGTCATAGTAATCTGGTTTTTCAGCAATATGGTCACGAGCAATCTCATCAGCCATTGCCTCATCATCAGTATGTTCTTTTTCAATCTTTACACCTTTAGCAATCTGCTTTTCAATAAAGTCAAGTGGCTTGTTATGCTTCTTGGCTAGTTCTTCGGCAGATGGTGTCTTTGGTCCCATCATATCTTTCTTAGGAAACATTTTTTCCTTGTCTGTAATAGGCTTCATAGCTTTACGCACTAGACGGTCACGGACTGAGTTTTCTTCAACATTCTCATCATCAGTAAGCATACCATCTTCTTTGGATGTAATAGTCTTCACACCTTTTGGCTTCTGGATATCTTTACCTATTTTTGGAGTGTGATTGAATGGCTTTGGCTTGGAACCTTCTTCCTCAACGTCTTTACGGGATTTCAAATAGTTGCCCATCTCTTTCTTCATTTGAGAAACTAGGTCTTCTTCAAGTTCTTCCTCTGCTACATACTTGGATAGGAAACCATAGTCGCCGTTTTCTTCGCCAACAAACTGATCTTTCTTAGGCTTTCCTTTATCGGTGCCTTTCCAATGTTTTGGCTTTTTGCCTTCTTCTAGGTTGTTGATACTTTCAACTAACTGTCTGAAACTATTGTCATCCATTACAAATATTCCTTAACTAACTGTGTCACCCGGGTAATAAGTTTTTCCACGGACGATAATAGGAAATGGTAGGTCTTCTGAAAGATGCCAAAAGATATCGTCGATATCACCTGTATGACGGTTTGCATCATACTCTTTCGTTACCCAACCGAAATCTCGTAGGTCACCAATAGAAAGATTACCACGGGACCAACTGGCATCGACTAGTTCTAGTGGCTCACCCGATGCGGCGTGTTGCTTTACTTTCCATTCAATCCATTCTTTAGTATGTGGTTGTGGAAACTCTGCCCATTGCTCATCTGTCCAGTTGTTTGGTGTTGGACCACGATCTTGAAACTTTTGTGGTTCATCACTCTCGCCGTAAATGCCTTTACGCTTACGTGTTTTACCAAGAGGTTTTGCTACTGGTGCCATAGCTCCTGCTGTGGTTGTTTCGTTAATGCTATCTAATTTATCAAGTAAGTCTCTAATCTTCATAGTCTAAATTCCCGTCCATTATAAAGTGTTGTAATCACTCCATTTAGCCTTATGGTATTTATGCTAAACTCCCCATTATCGGGATTTAGATTTTCTACTTTGATAGTGTGGGTGCCGGGTTCTATATCTAACGGGACTATTTCAGTAAGATAATGTGTCTTATTATCCCAAATGTAATCCCGTTCAGTCATTAGCTCGTCGTTTACATATAGTCTGTAAGCAACTTTATCACGATGGATGTTGCAGAATAAATCAATCTCTAGTTTTGTCATTTCTGTAGGCTCTTGAATACCTGACTTGGTTTATCGTAATATTTTACTTTGGAAAATGGTTCTAGTTCTGCTGGGTTCCAAGTGATATCGTGGGTCATATCGTGTCTGTGCTGACCACGCTCACCTTTACCGTGGACTTCACTTTGCATATATACTCTGGCTGGGAGTGAATAGATACCAGCAAGTTTAGCAGCAGCAATACGATGGTTTCCTTCGCCAACATATGCCCAGCCATCTTTCATACCAACAACAATCATTACAGGCTCTTGGATACCACGTTCTTTCATAGACTTAGCAAGGTCTTCTAGATTGCCCATATCCCAATCGTCTGTATCTGGGTTATAGCCGATATTTTGGTATGCGCCGCCATCATATGTGCGTAAATCATTACCAACCAGTTTTTCTAACCATGCCACGGGAACCATTTCAGCAGTTTTAGCGTATGGTTTGTTTGGGGCATTCCAGTGATGCTTTGACCAATCTACATCTTCATGAAAGAAACTATAATCACTTTCACCAACCATCTTTACCACTTCTTCTTTGGCTTTTGGATAATCGGGATGTACTGGATTTAGAGAAACTTTTGTGCCGTTCATTAGATCACTAAAGTTTGCCACCTTACCAATCTTATCTAGTAGTTGGTGTAGTGGATCATTTGGATCGTAGCCATCAATCTCGTAACCAGCCTTGCCACGAACTTCTGTGCGGTGTCCTGTCTTACTTTGTGTGATATGTAGGATCATCATATCATCATCACGCTCAAGTTGTAGGACATAGTTGCTTTTCTTTTCTGTGCTTTCGCGGAATGCGGCCATCTTACTTGCTTCTTTTTTAGTCTGACCTTTCTTCACATCGTGTGTGGAGTTATAGTCAGTAATACGACCAACGCCTTCTGTTAACGTACTCGCATCCACGAACCAAACTTGCGCTTCGCCCTGTGTGGAAATAAGTCCAATTAACCTAGTGTTTCCGGCAATTAACTCTAGTGAACCGTCTGGTTGTTTAACAACTATAGGCATTTCAACTGTGCCTGAGTCCATTGCCTGTTTAAGTCTAGCAACTTTTTCTGGCTCTAAGTCATCTAATGACTCACTGCCGTCAGCACCAGTGTTTCCTATCTTCTTTACACTGTCTGTGGTAACTCTAACTACTCTGCCAGTTTTAGCAAGTTCTTCCCAGCCTTCAGGCCCAAGTTTCTCTAAATATGGATAGCGGTTTGCTTCTTCCCACTCCACATCAAACTGTGGATTAGCATAACTAACTCCCACGTTTGTAATGCCGCCAACACCTTCTTTCACGACATAGCTATCGTATTCTTTTTCAGTGTGTTCAATCTTGGTGCGGGTACGCTTTTGTTTAGAACCATTCATCAACGGTGGATAACCATCAGCGTCAGTTTCAAATCCCCACTTTTTTGCCTGTGTAGCAACCTCTGGTGCCGATACATCGTCAGTCTGTACAAAATCGGATACTCTGCCCATTTCATTCAACTTGCTTTCATATGTTTCCTTGAAAGACTTCTTGGAACGACCAACCCACATAAAGTAGATCAACCTATCTGGGCTACCACCAAACTCGTTATCTTGCATCTCATGACCATAATCTTGTTCATACTTGGAGATGGTGTCTGTTACTCTTTTTTGTAGTTTCTTTAGACTAGCGTGATATTCTTTCTTACTAATCTCGCCAGCCTTATACATAGCTTCGTATGCATCTTCAGCTTCGTTTTGTTGGTCTATAAGTTCATGTATAATACCGTCGAGTTCGTCTTCTAAGTGATAGTATTCATCGCTGCTACCGTAAACAGACTCAAGTCCTTCTAGTTCGCCAGTTTCTTTGTCAATGTAGAGTTCGTGTTTCTTACCGTCAGTTTCTGTCTCTGTCCATGCCATAACAGAAGGGTTAGCAACAATACGCTTCCACATCTTCTGGGCACCAGGAGATTGACTGTCGCCAGAAGCAATGACCCAGCCGAACTTCTTGGATAGCATCAAGTAAACCTGTCCCATAATACCTTTGCCTTGCATCAACTTGGCACCCTTAGTTTCGTATGTCTGGTAGACAGGAGAATCGCCTTCTGTGCCTTGGTATTGTAGATCAATCTCGCCCGTGTGCCAGATGCCTCTGTCGGTGGCTTTATAGACATTCGCATAGATGTCATCTCTGCCGATCTCGTCACCATATCCGTCCAAGGTAACAATGAAATCACCAATCTTACCAACGATGGTTATTTGTTTCTGGTCTACTAGTGTACGAAATGTTTTTATAGGAACACGCTCAGAATCCATTGCGTCCTTTGAATAACTGTTGTCTGCAATCTCACTTAGTGGTTCTTCTTCACGAATGAAGTCATAGCCTTCCTGTGTTGGTTGTTGTGACATTTGCTCAACATTCTTTTCTAGAGCGTCAATACGTGTCATGATAGTATTGATAAGGTTTCTGTTGGAACGAGTTAGTTCGGTGTCTTTGGATAGTTCACCATCAAGACCTTCGATATCGTCATCCTGTACATCATTCTCTTTGTCAAGGCGGGTGATGTCATTTTGTTCTTTTTTCATTTCGTCTTGGACTAGTTTGACAAGAGCTTCCAAATCGTTTTTGGCAGTTGGATAACGAATCATCGCTTTCCTAATCATTGGGAAAACGGTTGGATCAATATCTTTTAGAGAGATACCGTCATCTTTATCCTTTTTCTCAGAGATGAAACGCATAATGCTCTCAGTCTTCTCGGGACCGTAGCCTTCTTTGGACAAGAACGTATCAACGTAATCTTCGACTAAAGAAATATCAGAGGTTGTTATCTGACTGCCGTACATCATTATGCCTTAGACCCTTTATACTGCTGAAGAATATCTTTAATTCTTCGTATAATCTGCACTACTTCTTGGTAAAACTCGTGGTTGTGATCTTTTTTAGGGTCTAGTGCGGATATTTTCTCCTGTGCTTTTTCTAGGTGATACTTAGTACGTTTCAGTACACCGTCATTACCGGGATGCATTGTTACTGCTTTTTTTCTAATATGAGAGGTAGGGTCTTTTTCTCTTTCTGGCGCTTGATAATAACCAGCAGAACCAGAGAAACTTCTTTGTGGCGCAAGAGAGATAATCTCCTGAACTAAGTCAATACTTTCTTGGATTTCATCTTTATCTTTTTTATATAAGTCTGAGAGAAACATTGTTATACACCTTTTTATGTATTTATCAGTTTTATAATGTTTCCAAAAGCCAGATGTAGAATGGTGTATCGAACTCAAGTTTCCAAGTTCCATTCCAGCCCAAGTTCATACAGTTACGGTGTATACCAAACTCACCAGCATCGTACTCGCTGTGAATATGTCCGGTATTAGTAATGTCGATGTCATCTACCTCAATCTTTAGAATATGAAGTAGTCTATCTTTTATAATATTACCATCAACGTCTAGTTCAACATCATTCGGTGTTTTATTCAGTAACGAAATACTTAACACATTTTCTCCTGAACAATCCACATCAAAATCAAGCGTCTTTTCCTCAGTGATAAAGTCTTTTATCGTGTGTTCATTTACGGATATAGAAAACTCGGTTTCTGTTTCATGAAAATCGGGATCATAACTGGTGTCAAGGGTGATTTTAAAGTTTAGTCTTTCCATCTTATACCTTTATATTGTCTATCAGGGTATTTAGACGGTACTTTTTAGAGGCGAGAAAAACACGTTGGTTGTATTCAAGCGTGTCTTTGAGATTATACATAACTTTCAAATGGGATTCGTGTGTATAGTTCGTCACCTGATAACATTCGGTAAAGCAACGATGTAGTCTCTTTTCGTTATCAACAACGCTGTCATAATCCTCATATATATATTCGTCAAATGTTTTATATCCAAGCTCTTCCAGTAACGATAGGCTTCCTGGGTTACCAATAATGATAAATGGTTGCATATTCAAGATACATTTGAACGTTTTCTCCGTCAGGAAAATAGTGTCGTTGGTGAAATGTGTCTCTGGAATAAACTGCCAGTACGCATTTTCAAAGAATGGTTTATGGATGATACTGTGGTCATTTCTTTCGGCATCACTGAACTCATCACAAAATATCGGTGTATATAATTCAAACTGTGCAACTAATCGGACTAGATCATTCCAGTAAGTTTCCCATTCGAAAATGTTATCACGGGTTTCATTCTCTGCGTAGTCGGTTGTGTATTTTTTATCGCAATAGCTGAAATATCCCAGATTTTGCATACCATGTTGCCACATACTAGCAGCAAATACTCTGCGCCAATCCTTATCAATGCGATTTAGGAAGGTGAATTTTTTATCACGCTTATTGAGATTTACCTTCATTACATAATCTTGTTTATGTATATGGAGGTAACGGTAATAAAGCTCATCGTCTGGGAAGTAGATGTAGTTGTCGCCATAATCTGGGGCAAGAGCATTAGCACATACAAACTTGACGAAGTTAGGGTCTATATCATGTTTATCCGTGAGGTATTCTAATCGTGGGGCAATATGTTCGTCAATCCAATCACCTTCGCTATAGTAAAAAACGAATACCAGTTTTCTTTCTTTTAGCCGCTTGTAACTGGACGGTTCCATCAACTCAAAGTAATCTATAACGGGGTCAAAGAAGTTGATATTGACCATATAGTGACCAACCTCATCATCGTCAAGTTCATCAACCAATGTTTCCTTATGGGGAACAACATCAAGACGTAAGTATTTTATTAGACGATTTTCTTGTGAGAATGGGAACTTTAGAGCAAGATCATACCATTCTTTAGACTTTGGTTTGAGGGTGGTGTCTTTGACTAGATTTGGGATATATCCGTATTTGTTTTTGAGGTCATAGACAAATTTTATCATTTAGTAGTTCAACTGCACCTTATCAATAGTGCCTTCGGTAAAGCCGGACACTGCAACCCGCACCCATACAAAGTTGCCTGTGAAATTATATGTTACAGCGGTAGAACCAGCAGATGCATTGGTCATAGTTGTTCCGTCAATATCGAACCAATCTGTTGAGGATGGTGTTGTAGCAAGGGAGCCTTGCATCTTGATTGTGCCTACGAAGTTATTTGGGAAGTAAGCAACTGTATGTAGACCATCCGTGTAACCGTAAAAGCCATCGCCTTTCGTTTTATCTGTTTGGAACGCAGCACTTGACCCGTCATAGTTGACGTTATCGTTAGGTGTGCCTTGTGTGACTGATGGTAATAGTGTTACTGATGTTGACGGCATTTTTATTCCTTAATTAGTTCTACGAGTTTGCTTTCGCCCACTAGTTCTTGGATGACTTCTTCTAGTGAAGCAAGCATGTCATCATCAAGAATTCCTGCTGCATCGGCATCATCTTTTAGTAGTTCACTTACTTTGATTACTACCATTTCTTCATTGAGTTTAGCCATTTGATAAATCTCCTTATAGTATATTTATCTTATGGCTTCATAAAGGTATTATAAAAATCTTTCACATTTTCACTACCAAGTTCCTCAATAACCCAATCAGTAAATTCAGTTGGGGGAACGGATAATGATACTTGATGAACCATTTGGCGAAGAAGTCTTACTTCATCTTCGGTCAGAACGACTGTGTATTCCATAGGCTATTATTTCCTCGTTTATATGACTTCTCTGAAGTCTTCCACTCGCAAACTGTATAGTTACTACATACGACATTGTTTGGTAGTCTTTAGCAATACTAACACGATGTAATCCATAGTGTTTCGCAATTTGTTCTTCCATAACATGGAACCCTTGTGTTCGTTCCGCTGTTACTATGAGGTCTGGTCTGCTATGAAGGTTTTCCATTATTTCGGACATAATCTTTCGCTCGTGGTATTCTTCCATATCGGAAGTGAGCATATCCCAAAAGTCTTTTTGTTCCTCGGTTAGCTGTTTCTTGCCCATTTCTTTATGTAATAAAACCTTATCTCATTTAGTAGTTGTAATCCAACTAGACATACAACTATTAGCTCAAATGTTGTCATACTGCCATATCCGCTTTAATCGTGTCGTGTGGATCATAACCATCCAAACGAATATCATCCATTGTGAATGAGTCGATGTCTTTGATGTCAGGGTTCAACCATAGTGTCGGTAGTGGTCTTGGTTCTCGCTTCAACTGCTCATTGACCTGATCAAAATGATTGTGATAGATATGAGCATCGCCAAGCGTCAATACCAGTTCGCCTACATCCAGATCGGTTACTTGAGCAATCATGTGTGTTAGCAGTGCATACGATGCGATGTTGAACGGCACACCCAAGAACATATCACAACTGCGTTGGAACATATGACAGGATAGTTTGCCATCTGCCACATAAAACTGGAAGATCATATGGCAAGGTGGTAATGCCATCTGGTCAAGCTCGCCGGGATTCCATGCTGTAACAACATGGCGGCGACTATCTGGATCATTCTTGATACTGTCAATCACATTGGCGATTTGGTCTATGTAATGTGTTCTCCAATCGCCCATCATACACGCCCCTTTTTCATTGGGGTCTTCAAATCCAGTTCCCTTATAGGCAATATCAAACTTGCCACCGTGGAACTTATGAGTTGCCCAACGCCGCCATTGGACACCGTACACTGCGCCAAGGTCACCTTCAAATTGTGCTTTGGGTTTCCAGTAGTCAGCATTAGCATTAGCAGTCCAAATGGTCTTGTCTTTACCAAGGATTTCAGCCAAGCGTCTTTCATCGCTGGAACCTTCTAGGAACCATAGCAACTCGCTCACTACTGCCGACCAAGCCAGACGCTTTGTGGTCATTGCTGGAAAGCCTTGTTGTAAATCAAATCGCATTTGATGTGCGAAGATAGAACGTGTTCCAGTACCTGTCCTGTCGCCACGGTCAACGCCAGCGTTCATAATGATTTCAAGTGTCGTTAGGTAGTTTTGCATTTTTCAACATCTTTCGTGTAAAGTCTTTTATTCTTCTTGGTGTTTTATCTGTCCAATGAAACTTATATCTATCAACGATGTTGAAGAATGCCTGAACAGATATTTTGTCTTTGACACCACCCAATGGTGTTTTGGTCATTAGTGTTTCATAAACGCCAGGCTGACAGTTCTGTAATAGAATGTCCTCTACCACTTCAATAGTTAGTTCAGTTTGTGCCAGTTTAGATTTTGGGTCCATTATCTCGTTTCCATATCTCAAACTTACATTTACCATGGACTTCTTCTTCGTATGTTAGGTGGAAGTCACCAAGAGCAAGTCCTAGTTCCGGTAGGAAAGTATCGCCTTCATACTCACCATAAACATTCGTTAGATATATTGTATCAACTATTGGTAGGGCTTGTCTATATATTTCTGCGCCACCAATGATGAAACATTGGAAACATTGTTTATCGCTATTATCACGCCAGTAAGCATTGAGCTTTGGTAAAAAGTCTGCACCAAGACGACCATACATTCCTTCTGATTCCACTGTCCATTCTTTTGGATGACTACGGGAAATAACGTAGTTTTGACGGGATGGCAACGGACGGCTTGGCAATGAGTCCCAAGTCTTCCTTCCCATAACAACTGCATGGCCTTTGGTGTGCTTACGAAACCACGCCATATCTTCATCGATACGAGGCCAAGGAAGAGCGTTACCGTTTCCGATAACGCCATTCTCCGCAACCGCCACGATTAGATTGATCATTGAAAGGGGTCAGCCCATCCTACTAGTTCATCTTGTGTATCAGTGTCTTTCCAGATAATAATATTCATAATATCTGCTTCAAACTTGGTGCGACTTCGTAGTGCTTCCAATAGACGATCCTGGTCAACTACTTCATAGATTTTCATATTATGCATATCGTGGTCTGGATTATTGAGGATACGGGATTTCCCCACGTACCAAGTAGCATCCTTTTCACGATAAACCAGCATTGCGTCAGATGGTTCTTCACCAGTGCGATGAAGTTTTCCTTTACCGCTCAGAACCTTTTTACCTTTACCCTGTTCGGCAGCATCAATGATGGATTGATTCTTTAGCTTTCTATTGATTGTTTCAACATCGTCTTTGGTGAGTTTCATGTCTTCTTGTTCTGATTCGCTAGGTTTATTGTTACCCTTACCTTTACTAACTTTTACCATCAGTATGTCTCCTTGATTTTATCACAGATGTTTAGTTTCTTTGCTTCTTTTGCGTCTAACCATACATCCGTTGCTGGTAGAAGCTTCTCACGGATTTGCTTATCGGATAATCCAGTACATTTCTTATAATGGTCAACCATCCGCTTGCTTGTTAGTTCGTATTCTTTTACCACACCGTATAACTCGTGTTCCTTTCCGAATGAACCCCAAGAATACTGATGGGATAGGATAGATGTATTTGGCGTAAGAACACGATGCCCTTTCTCGCCAGCAATAAATGTAAGCAACCCACAAGAAGCAATCATACCAACACCAACGGTTCGTACAGGAATAGATGAACCTTTCATCGTATCAATCAGGGCGAAACATGCATTCACATCACCACCTGGAGAACAGATGATTAGGGTCAGATGTGATTTCTTTTTAGGTGCTAGGTTTTCATTGATAATCCACTCAACGATTGGTTTGACTGTATCTTGTGAAAACTCACTCATCATAAGATACATGCCTTTTTCACCCATTGGTGGACCTTGGTTTTGATTTTCTTGATTGCTCATATTATACCTTTTCTACTTTTGGTTTTCTTCCAGGCTTTTTGCCTACTTTGCGTGGTGTACCGTCTTCATTTAGATTGAACGCTTTAGAAATACGATCCAAGTTCATTCCACCAACATGAGTAATATCTTCATGAGTAAACGAGAAGAAGATATTTGGTTCACGCATATTATAGCCTTTGAACTTAGATGTATTTACCCCAGTGAGAATCAGTTCCTTAGAAACTCGCACAGGGTCACCACCAATACCACGGGATGTAACAACGGCAGTGACTTTGGTTTCTTCTTGAATCACGTTTAGTTCAATAAGTTTATTCGCTAATGTTAAGTTCATTTTTTGTCCTATATTCATCGATTTTTTTAACAGATTGGGCTGCATAGAACCCAAGGATGGTCATTTGCTTTTCGTCTTCAACATAAAGATATGGTCGTGAACCATACCAGAAACGCCCTCGCCTGATGGCGTTTTGCCATTCACCAGTAAACCTAAATGGTTCCTTGCCATCTTTACACTGGCTTTCGAAGTAATCCACAAAATGTTTTACATCATCAATCTCCCTATGGTCAATGAATACCTTGAAACGATACTTTTTGAAAGGTAAGTTATTACACACAACAATATTACGCTCTGAATCTTCGGTCAATGGAACAGGGTAATATTCAAGTTCAGTAATATACACTGGTTTTGAGCTTACGACTTGGTGCCTATCATTATAGTCTTCCATCTTTCCAAGAAACCGCTGTAAGTCCTCTTCACTCCTAAAGTAAGCGTACAACGAATACCACTCATATCTTGTTTTCACATCATCGAACTCAGCAGCAGTACGGCGTATATCTGCCACTATACTGTTGCTTCTATTCCAACGGGGATGATCCTCGTTTATTCTGATTCTCAGTTTGAATGCATACTTACGCCACCATAGTTTCTTTGCTTCGGTGATAACACATCCATAACTTCTAACAGTATTGATAACAGCCGTTTTCTCATGAATCGACTGTAATGATTCCTTGTTCATCAATAACCTCTTTTTCATTGATTTCCACTGGTAATGGTTTGGTAAACTCAAATACAACTTCGTTATCCTTATAGTCTACCACAACAATGCTACCCTTGTCAACCTTTTCGAACAGTAGTTTCTTGGACAGGGGAACCTTGATTTCTTGGTCAATGGTACGAGCCAATGGACGAGCGCCCATCTTTGGATCGAAACCAGTATCCACAAGATACTCTACTAACGCATCTGTGGTACGGATTTTCATACCACGTTCACGGAGTAGATCGTTCACATCGTTCATAAACTTGGCAACAATCTTCTTCATAGAAAGTTTGTTCAGTTTACCGAACTTACATACCGCATCTACACGGTTACGGAACTCTGGTGCAAAGAAGATTTCATATGCTTTATCATCTTCCCCTTCTTTCTCAAGGGAACCGAACCCAATAGAGTTTTTCTCCATTTCGGCAGAGCCAAGGTTACTGGTCATAATGATAACACAGTTACGAGCATCGGCACGTTTGCCGTTGGCGGAAGTTACATACCCTTCATCCATCAACTGTAGAAGGACATTCATTACGTCAGGGTGTGCTTTCTCAACTTCGTCAAATAGGACAACAGCGTGTGGGTTCTGTTCAATCTGCTTGACCAACAGACCACCACCGATATTACCGTCATCGTGCCCGACATAGCCAGGAGGGGCACCAATGAAACGGGCTACAGTATGCTTCTCTTGGTATTCACTCATATCAAAGCGTAGCAGTTTCATCGTTAGTTCACGGGACAACTGTTTAGCAAGTTCAGTCTTACCAACACCCGTTGGACCCATAAACATAAAGGTGCCGATTGGTTTATCGTGTGCTTTTAGACCAGCCTTGGCGACAAAGATTTTATCCAAGATGGTATCAACCACATTATCTTGACCGAACACATTGGTTTTGATATTTGGCTCAATATCAGCAAGATTTTCACTCTTTTCCTTTTCATCCATAGATGATACAGGAACACCAGTGATACGACTTAGTTCTCGTAGGATATCTGCTTTGCGGATAACAAAGTTCTTACGACCAAGTAGGCGTTGTTTAGCACAGGCACTATCAATAAGGTCAAGTGCCTTATCTGGTAGTTTCTTATCAGTCTGATAACGGACACTATAATCCACCGCAGCGTGAATAGCATCCTGTTTGATAGCCTTGGCACTATGGAACTTTTTGAAATATCCAGCAAGACCATTCAAGATTTCTTTCGCAACTTCGGGGGATGGTTCATCCACAGTTAGACGATAGAAACGGCGCATCAACGCACGGTCTTTCTCAAAACTATTGGAATATTCTTCCCAAGTAGTTGAAGCAATAACCTTCAAGTCACCACGGGAAAGAGCGGGTTTAATCATATTGGCGAAGTCTGGACCCCCAGCACTACCACCAGCACCCGCGCCACGCATCGTATGTGCTTCGTCAATGAAAAGGATTGCCTTACCTTTGGCTTCCATAGCCTCAATAACTTCCTTGAGTTTTTCTTCAAACTCACCACGGAACTTTGAACCAGCGACCAGCGAACCAATATCAAGGTTCCATACAGTCCAACCTTCAAGGTAGTCTGGAACTTCACCTTTATTGATTTTTAGGGCAAGACCTTCGGCAATAGCAGTTTTACCAACGCCAGGGTCACCGACCATTAGAACATTTGACTTGGTGCGTCGAGCCAAGACTTGAGCAATATCATCAAGTTCTTCTTGGCGACCAATAACAGGGTCAATCTTACCCTTGGTGGCACGGTCATTTAGATTGGTACAGTATTCATCAAGGATATCATCTGCTTGTCGGTCGTTCATTTTGCCTTTCCTGGCACCTTTTTTGCCACCGCCTACTTTTTTCTGTAGGGCATTCACAACTTCTTCTTTGGAGTTTACATATTTCAAAAGGAAATAGCAAGCGTGTGAGTTTGTTTCAGCAAGCATACTTAGATATAGGTCAACAGCATCCATTTTGGTTCTACCGCTGAATAGAACCTGTGTATAAGCACGATTGAACACACGTTCAAGGGCGTGTGTCTTTTGTGGATTATTTGTAGTAACTTTGGGGATGTCATCGCGGTTTTGTAGATAAGTTTCAAGTTCTTCCCGTAGTCCATCAATATCTATATCTAGTTCAGTAAGTGCGGCAATGAAATCTTTGTCTTGAAGAACTCCGTGAAGAAGATGCTCAAGGGTTACATATTGGTGTTTTAGTTTGGATGCTTTGACAAGCGCCTTATCAATAATATTATTGATTTCTGGACTTTCTTCAATCATGATTTTGCCTTTCTGATGTAGTCTAACTGTTCTGTTGATAGGTCAGTTGGTGTCTTGACGATAATCTGAACTAGAATATCGCCTGTGTTATTTCTGAAACGAAGACCCTCATTTTTCATTTTGAGGATTGCTCCGTATTGTGTTCCCTCTGGTATCTTGAGTTTTAGATTCTTACCCGATAATGTTTGAATGATTTTTTCGGTGCCAAGTATAGCATCAATACTGTCTATAGTAATATTAGTTAGAAGGTCAAGTCCTTTCTTGACGAAACTCTCGTTATTCTTGATGTTTATTGTAACAAATAAATCGCCTCTTGTCAAGTCTTTATTTACATTGTCGCCAAGACCAGAATACTTGATGGTTTGCCCATTTTCTATGTGGGCTGGAATGTTTATCTTTACTAGTTCTCTATCGCCATTACTCATACGCACACTTAAATGCTTCTCAATATCTCCGTCACCCTGTGCTAGTTCTTGTAGGTCTATGGCAAGGTTGATATTTAGATTATGGTTTCTTGCGTGTCTATGGCGTGTTCTAAATCCACCAGCGTTTTGACGAAACAGTTGTTCTTCCATTTGAGCAAATATATCTTGCATACCCATATGGTCTGAACGGAAATGAAATGAGTTCCCATTCATATCACCAAACGGATTAGGTGTGTCGTATTCTCTGCGTGTTTCTGGGTTTTTTAGGGTTTCATACGCTTCATTGATTTGTTTGAACTTTTCTTCATCGCCGCCCAAGTCAGGGTGATGCTGTTTAGCCAACTTTTTATATGCTTCTTTGATTGTATTATCAGAAGCGTTCTTTTCAACGCCCAGAACTTTGTAATAGTCCATACTACTATTTACCACATAATATTATTCACAGTAGTATTATAGCATAAAGTGAAGGGGCTGTAAAGCCCCTTTATAAGTTATTTTTTATTTTCTTCGCAGTTCTTAAACCACAATATATCGTGTTTGACGATTTTCTCGCGGTCTTGCCGAACCTCTGGGTGTGTTTTTTGTGCTTCCCGCAATGCTTCAATAGACGCATCTGATAGAAGTAATGGTCTTACCCATGCACATCCATCTGATTTCACATCAGCAATATTTGCTTGAACGCATCCAGACAGAAGGACAACAGCACAAATAGCTAATACTTGTTTCATCCTTCTTTCCTTTCTTTTCTTTCTGCCCTACGTTTAGCACGAAGCTCCCGCATCTTGGCGTCGAGATCGTCATCGGACATTTCCGAAACCTTTTCTGAAACAACTATAGATTCTTTGGCTTTTTCTGTTTCATCTTTTAGGGTTTCTTTTGTAACAATGTCGGCACCCTTTTCAATATTGGCAGCATCACGCTTATTGGACTCCCACATTTTGATGAGTCCACCAATAATCTTTTCAAAAAGAACACCGGCTAGTTTTCCCCACATTGTTACTTGTCTTCTGCTTTATCTTTGGCTTTTCCGATGTTTAGGGCAAGCCAATCAACGACTTTATAAGCCTTGGCTACCCACTTATCATCTGTCGGTGTTGGGGTAACCGCAGCAATAGCTGATGCTGCTGTTACAATGGCAGTTGCCCAAGCTAGATATGTTGCTAGTGAGTCACCTGTCATTAGTGCGATAATACTTTCCATTTTTCGATATCTCCTTATGGTTTATGTACGTATATATTTATACGTTTAGCATACGTTGGCGTAATCTTTCTGCACGGTTTGTGACTTGATTATACCAACGGCTATCTTTCATTTCTGCGGCAGCGGTTTTCCAGTTTCCTTCATTCACCGCCGCTCTAAAGTTTTTAAACCTTGATAATCTGCGTCTTCCAAGGTTGAAGGACATATTTACTGTAATAAGTCTTACATCTTCTGGTAAGTTCCAAAAATCATCAAATAGTGTTTCAGCATCTTTTATGGAAATAGATACATCTTCTTCAAATGACGCTTGAACTCTTTGTTTTGATACTTTTGTTCCAACTTTCATACCCCATTCAGGATCGTGTTCTTTAATCAAATGACCAATCCCAAACGTTTCAAGACCAAGATGATCTAGATAGATTTCGTACTTTACACCTTCGTCACGTTCAAGTTCCTTACGAAGTTTACCCATGAATGTGTCTTTTTTCTCTACTGTTTCTTCACGTTTCTTTGCTGCTTCTACTTTTCGCTGCGTTTTGGAAATCTTTTTCTGCTTTACTGGTTCTTCTTTTACTGGTGAAAAAATACTTTTAATCCATCTGAAAAAACTCATCTTTTATCCCTTACTCTGTTCACCTTGTATCCGTCAACAGGTAGACCGGCTAGTGTTCTAATCTCATATTGACTTTCAGTGATTTCTTTATTTTTTACGGATGGAACAGCACTAGCCATCAATAGACCTTCAAGTTCATCCGCATCTTTCTTATTTTGATCCTGTAAATCACGATATTTCTTTGGACTTAGAGGAACAATGCGTTTCAAATCTTTTACGGTTAGGGGCCATTCTGGTGTATTACGCTTACGGCTGGCACCATACTTGAACTTCCAATCTTTCGTGTTGGTAATGTTCTTCATATCCTTGATGATTTCAAGTAATCTTTCTGGGAAATCTAATCTACGCTCAAACTCAACAAATACCAAATACCAACTATCTTCATATTCTGATTGACTTGCTTCGGCGTCAAGAACATACTTATAACCTTTCTCAAGAAAACTTTCTAGGTCTGCTGCTGCTGCGCGATACTTTACCTTGAAAGATACAACGATAATCTGGTCATCATCGCCCATCTTCGCTTGGAACTCGTCAAGATGAACTTCATTGTGAACTAAATCTCTTAGTTCTTGTTTTTGTAGTCCCTCAAATAGTTGTGGTTTTTTATTGATGAAACTGTACATTATAATCCTAAGTCTAAATCTAGATCGTCTTCGGCGGCATCTGCTACATCGCCCATTGCAGCACCTTCTTCATCCAAATCCTGTTCCCAAGCTTGGTCAATATCTTCCATGTTGATATTCTTGCCTTCAATCTCAATAAACCCTTGGCGGATATCGCTAATCAAATCCTTGGGCATACGAATAGTAACCAACCAAATCTTCTTTCGCATTTTCTTAGGTTTCTTGGTGCCAGGTTCAAAATCCTCTGGTGTCTCCACCTTCACAGGATACGTCATTTCTGTTTGCTGAAAGTGGATTTTGCAGTTATAGTCCAAAAGACGGGTTGCGCCCTTTGGATCAGGCATCATTTTATAAGGATACATAAACTGGCAAGTAACCCAATACTTCTCAACTTCTGGTCCCTTTACCAACTCACCGTTAATCCAGTTTTTGAAAGCATACATATCAACATTATCCATTACGCGCTCAAAATCGAGCAATGTGGATAGCATACTGTCTGTCATAAAGATATCTTTGGTGTTTTCAATGACGGTTTTGAGTTCCATACATAAATCCTTTGTCTATAGTATTTATGCTCTGAGTATCTTTATGTAGAGAATGAAGGGTGGCTATAGTGTAATATTGATTATAGCCACCCCAAAACGTAACCGCCACTGCTAAAAATAGCAGTATTATTCTCATTCAACCAGTTCTGGTTTGTATACGCTGCTCAATCCAAGAGCTTTTTTGTTGAAATCAATCAATGTTTTCAACGCATCTTCTGTGATAAATGTCATTAGTGTATCACGGTGCTTGTTTCCTTCTTCACCAATAATCCATTCATATTGTCCAACTTTCTTTTGGATAGCAGCAATACTCTTTGGGTCATTAGCCATATCAGTCAATGCCTGACGTAGTTTCGCTAGATTTGGGTTACCTTTACGTACCCACAACGCTTTCTGTAAACCATCGCGGAAAGATTTAACAAGCTTATACGCATCATACAATGAACCAGATGGTTCGGAACCGTATGTTTCTTTAAATAAGATTTCCATTTGAAACCCTGGATAGTTAGGATCATCACTATGGGTGCCTGTCGCTGGATTTAGGATACCATGATGAAACCACACTTCACTATCGCCAGTATCAATACTTGGCTGTACGTGCTTTTTAAATGCTGCTGGATTTTCCCGTGTGCCATTTAGTTCACCACGCTTATATGCTAGGCGGCGTTGACCACCAGACATACCGTGAACCCAAGTAACATTATCCTTGAAGCATTGGACATATTCAGCAGTTGTTTTTCCACCGCCGCATAATAGTAGTGTCATAGCAATACCTTCTGGAACCATACCGGAGCCAGCGGCAAACTTTACTTTCTCGCCTTTCACATATTTTGTCTTATGACCCACAATGATGTTAAGGTTCATTAACCCAACACTATCGTAGTCAGCATAGTTATAATCTACTTTCTCTTGAAGGAAAGAAACACCATTACCACCATGGGAAACCATGACAGTCTTATCGTCGTGTTGCAGTTCATTGTGGAACTTATTAAACCCTGGAATGTCTCTTGCTCCAGGAATATGTTTCAATACAATCCTTTCTCCAAGTTTCTTTTCGAGTTCAGCAGCAACAATTTGTGCCCAAACACTGGTGCCGCCGCCTGGTTTTTGTGGAATGACAAATGTATAATCTGCCAATACGGGTGTAGCGAATAAAGCAATAAATGCTACTAATAGTAATTTACGCATAGTTTGTTTTTCCTTTCATAATGCTATAAATGAATGTAATAATAGTCAAAGTAATAAGAGCAATAAAAAGATATCTGTCGCCCAACATATCCCAGTTATATATGGTGAATAACTGTATGGATAAATTTTCTACTTTGTCTGCTAAGATGAATGCGACCAAGAATGCTGGTCTACTGTATTTATAAGACTTCATCGTAAAACCAAGTACACTAAAGATGCCTAATACAACCAAGTCTTCCCAACCACCCGTATATTGCATACTTGCCCAAACAATCATCGCAAGCAATAAGGGGAAATAATATACATACGGTACAGATGTAATCTTGCATACCAGATTTACGAATAATAACGAAAAGATACCAACAAATAATGTTGCTGTAAGGAAACCAATACTCAGACTTTGGAAGAACTTATCATCATACATCAAATCTGGTGATCCAAGATCGAAACCCATATATAAGAATAGTCCCATTAGAACTGCGGCAAATGGTGCGCCAGGGATACCAAATATAACGGTTGGAAGCATACTGGTTGCTTTCTGTGCGTTGTTGCTACCCTCTGGACCAATCACGCCCTTGATATTACCATTACCAAACTGTTCATTCTTATTCAACGCAACGGTCTGACCGTATGCCAACCAATCGCTAACTGCCCCGCCAAGTCCAGGTAATAGGCCAACAATCGCACCAATAAATCCGCCTCGCAACGATAGCCAACGATTCTGCCATACCGCTCGCATACCTTCTATGCGCTCGCTCCTAACAACATGACTCGTTGCCTGTCGTTTTTTGAAACCTTCAATCAACTCTGGTACAGCAAATAATCCAGCAACAACTGGAATAAGTTGGATACCATCTTGTAGATAAAACCATCCAGCCGTAAAACGTGGGTCATTTGTAGTCGGGTCAACACCAACCAACCCAACGAATATACCAGCCCCAATCGCTACAATACTTCGGACAGGTTTATCGGTTGACAAAAACCCAACTGTAGCCAACGCTAGAACAGTAAATGCCCATAGCTCTGGTATACCAAAGAATAGCACAAGTTCGGTATAGTATGGTAAGAATAGGAATACGATGCCGCCCCATAGCAATCCATTCACCGTTGAGGTTGTTACTGCTGCTGATATGGCATATGATGCTCTACCCTGTTGAGCAAGCGGGAAACCGTCTACCATCGTTGCTGCTGAACTGTTAGCACCAGGAATACCAAGTAATATACTTGTGAAGCTATCTGCTGTGGTGGATGCTGCTACCACTGCCATTAGGAATATGACACCAGCATATGGGTCAGCAATAAACACAGGCAAAACTGCGTATGTTGCTACTAGTCCTGTAGTTGCTCCTGCTGCTGGTATAATACCAATCACCAGCCCATATAGGATGCCAGCGATTAGTGCTGTTATTTCTATCATTATGGTTTATATGTGGCGATACTTATATCGTCCTTATGAGTCCATTGTAACCCAAATCGCTCAACAAAGTCAACTATTAGTTTATTTTGTGCCTGGATTTTTTCAATCATAACGTAATCGTCTTCATACCAATCGTAGTTTGGATATGTGATATCCCATCCGCCAGCTTCCTTCCACCAGTTATAGCATTTCCTATTATTACGATAAACAACTGTAATCCAATCTTTTGGAAACTTTTCTATAATCTCGTCAAACTTATAACACCATTCGTGGGATTTGAGTAAAGGTATTCCGTATCCTTTATATGGACTACAAAGATTATCATAGTCAAGGTCTGCTGGAAACTCCATTCCAGTTCCAAAGTATGCGCCGATATGACCACCGAAATCATGATGTGTGTACTTTCTTTCGGGTGTTCTATCTGATATATCTATTGCTGGGTGTTTTTCAATCTCTTGTGCTACACCACTCCACCTACTACCGGGGGCACCACAAAAGAATATTTTATCTGGTAATCCTATCATCTAAATATTTATATGCGTACATTACTTAAAGAATATTTCTCCACAACCTGGCTTGAACGTGATCGATCTTTAGATCAGTATACGTACACTGGATGGGCATTATTGGATAAGATCGGACCACATGAAAATGTGTTGGATGTTGGTTGTGGTACAAACCCTTTTAAGCCATATCTTGGTGATCGTGTTTATGGTATCGATATTACAGACGTAGGTGCTGACGAGGTTGTAGCGATTGAAGACTTCTATACCACTAATAAGTTTGATGTTGCGTTTTGTTTAGGGTCAATAAATTTTGGTAACCAAGATACTATCAATAACCAACTAGATAAAATCGACAAGTGCTTGAACAGTGGTAGGATTTACTGGCGTTGTAATCCCGGGAGATATGATCACGGAAACGACCACTTCAATAATATAGATGTATTTGATTGGGACGAAGGGAAATTATATATGTTCGCTGATATGTACGGATACGAGGTTGCAGATATGCAGAAAGACGGGAATCGTATATATTCGGAATGGATTAAAATATGATTGTACCCATTATATTTCCAGGAGGATGCCAAGGAACTTTCTTACAGTACATACTTGACACTTACAGTACAATTGGGGTTAATAAAAACAGAGACTTTTTATCTGTTGGTGGTAGCGCCCATAACTATCAAGGTTCTACTGCAAAGTCCTGTCAGGATTTCGTTACTAGTCACAAGTATGCAGCATCGCCTTTTATTAAGACTCATCCGAAAAGCGATCCTAATGATAGCATTGAAGAAAATATAAAACTTCTTTTAGAATATGCAGATAAAGTAGTATACGTGTACCCATTCGCAGAAGATACACATATTATTGTGTTGAATAACTTATTTTCTAAACTAGACATGACGTTTGAGAGATACCTTAAAAGAAATAACATTGACGTACAAAGTAAGATTTATAATCCATGGGGAATTTCGTATAGTGTAGAAGTAAATGACATCGACAGGTGGGTGCAGCGTGAATTTTTAAGTCTATATATGTTTGACTCGTTCATTGATGAGATTGAATATCATAACAAGGATATCTTTATGAATATGGATGGTGTCGTTTGCATAGACTACTCGTGGGTGTTAAATGACTTTAATAAAGTTATGTCTAGTTTATCCAAAATCGTAACATTCAACGATTACGATCACATATGCAACGATTATAACCTAATGCTCGATCACCAAGAACATATTAACAAATATAATATGATACAGAGATATATTAATGGGGATGGTACATTGGTTAATCCGTCAGTCATTGACGAAGCGTATATACAGCACAATTTGCGAAAGTCTGGATATGAAATTAAATGCGATGGTTTAAACGAGTTTCCTACCTTGATGAAAGATTTAGTGCCCCTTTTATCCAGTATATAAATTTATAATATACCAACATCTAAAAAAAAGTTTAGAAGTAAATACAATGTGAGCCGAGGTAGACACGGTTCGCAATAAAAGCATAGAGTGTTTACCTTCGCTCACCATATAAAATGGAGAAGGAAACATATGTCCAGAAAACAACGTGCTATGAAGCGTGAAAGAAAAGATAACACAATTCAATTCAACGAATATGTGCAGAGAAAGCAAAATGTTCAACTAATTCCAAGGTCATTAAATCAAGAAGAATATATTGACCACCTACTAAATCCAGAAAAACTTATGGTATTTGCAACAGGCCCAGCGGGTACTGGTAAAACCATGTTGGCCGTTTTGGCAGCACTAAAAGCATTCAAACAAGGAGATATAGAAAAGATTATTGTAACACGCCCAGCCGTTGGTGTGGATGATGAAAAACACGGCTTCCTTCCAGGTGACCTAAATGCTAAAATGGAACCTTGGACCAAACCTATCTTTGATGTGATGGAAGAATATTATTCACCAAAGACTATTAAGCAATACCTAGAAGAAGGTGTTATTGAGATTTCACCGCTTGCGTTCATGAGGGGGCGCACGTTCAAGAAAGCCTTCATTATTGCTGATGAAATGCAAAACGCTACACCGAATCAAATGAAGATGCTACTAACCCGTTTGGGTGAAGGTAGCCAGATGGTTATCACTGGTGATATTAAACAAGCAGACCGCAAAGATAAGGATAATGGTCTTCTAGACTTTAAACAACTATTGGCTAAGTTCAAGAACAGCGAATACATCGCTCTAACTGAGTTTATCAATCAGGATATTGAACGACACCCAGCAGTCAAAGAAGTACTTGACATTTATGGTGATGTAGCCTGATAATTATCTTGTAATTGTTCTAGAAACTCTGAAATCATCTTATCTTTATATGATTTCAGAGTTTTGTAATTATGATCTAATACCTCGTTAATATCACCACAAGCATCAAACCACAGTTTTCTTTCTGACGGAGATTTTTTAGCAAGTTTTTTTAGTACATAAATGACAAATTCTATTTTCCGATTATCATCATAATAATCGTAATCTTCGTTCCACCACTTATCAAATGTTCTAAATCCCATATCACGTAATTTTGCTAAACTGCCATTATCACCAATTATGAAAAATGGTTTCTTATGTAATATTGCCTTCCATGTCTTTTCCGTGATATAACACACATTACCTTCAAGATGTGTTTCGCACGATATATAGATGAACGTATCATCTAATAGTTCTTTTTCGGTGTGAATTATTAAATTATTATCAAAAGAATAATGATGATTTACCTTGCCATCTAATTTTAATGGAAGAAGTTTAGTAAATTCAACATCATAATCACCGAGCGTTTCTTTTAAACTCACATTTCCATATTCTAATAAATCGTTTTTCCATAATTGATACACCATTTCACTTCTATGTTTCTTTGGTATTCCATAATTCAAACAAGAATAGAGTTTTGTTGTTTTTACGTCAATGGGTGAATCAATGGATGGATTATAGTAATTGCACAAGTCACTATATTGGTTAATAAACGAATCATACATATAAAAGTTAAAATTATTTGATACCCCCATCGTCTTTAGTTTGTGTATATTTTCATTTATCATGGGTTTATATAATGGCGATGCGTAATGAAAATGTTTTGTTGGTATATTGTATTTGTTCAAATGGCATTCTATTAACCCAATAGGGGTATGTTCATAAAAGTTTCTTACATCATGCCTTGGCACTCCAACATAATCTAAATTAAAAATATTAAATTCTTCCAGACCCAATAATACTAATATCTGGATTTCACCTGTTTGTAAGTAAGATATTATGTCTTTATTATCTATATAATCCAATATATTGAAGTCAGCATGAAAAGCAATATAAGGATCACGGATTTGAAATATATAAAAAAAAGAATCCTCTGGTGTTTTAGTCAAGGATAGATATTCTTGAAATGAAATAATATTTATCAGGTCTTCTATGTATTCATCACCGTGGGCAGAAAACGGATGATAACGATTAGGATTATTGATATATTCAAGCCATTTCTTCTCTAAGCTATATCCATTTAATTTATCTTTATGTTCACGAATAAAATAAATCATCCACTATTTACCAAGAAAGATTGAAGAATGTCAAGTCTTTCTCTTCCTCAAAGTAGATATTATATGACTTTGATTTGTTATCCGCAATCAATAGAAAATAACCAGTACATCTACTCGCCAGCCAATCTTCAAGATAATAATACCTACATTCCGCAATCGCTTGTACGCTTGTGTTACACTCCATTGATAGATTGAATGATTCTTCATCTGGTTCCCAAAATCCTGGCCTATATTTAAGTTTAATGTCTTTATGGGGAAACTCGCCTTTACACAACTCCCAAACAGTTAGAGTGCGACGATGCCAAGTATCTAAGATGTTACCCTTGACTTTTGATGATTTCATAGATTTCTTCCCAAGTATCTACTGGATGAATATCATCGTGTGTGAAATCAACTGTATGGCTATGCTTTACCAGAATGGTTTCTAATCCAAGTTCGTGTCCATCCTTCGCATTATCCACGCTATCCTCAATCCAGAAACGACCAGTATTGCGATACTTCGTCAAGTGATGGATTTTGTTAGGCATATCGCCAGTGAGTGTAAGTTTATCAACTGCTGGACCGAACAAGTCTTTCAAGTTCTGCCATCGGCGTTCATAGATTTCTGGACTATCCTCAATAGCAGTGATACACTGGAAGGTATATCCTTCATCATATAACTTTTGGACATACTTTTGACTATCGCGGAATGGGGAAAGATTCCTAATGTATTCTGTGCGGTTGAACTCATGCACAAGTTCGTGGGCTTCTACACTTGTGAAACCACTTACACGATGCTCAACTTTGTAAATCCCAGGTTGCTCTGGCTCAAGTTCTTTACCATAGGCTTCCTTGAGCCATACCTCAAAACTCTCAATCCAGTTTCCAAGAACTCCATCAAAATCTGTTAGTATTCGTTTATCTTTCATATCTTTCCTTTCTTACTCTTCCATCAAATCCACAACTTTTACATAGTTCAACACAGTTTCTTTGGCGTTGGTGTAGTTGCTTACATCGGTGCGCTTCACCTTACCAGTAACACGGCACTTTTTACCAAAGGCGGCGGGTTCTTTCTGCGTGAAGAACGAAACCGCATTCTGGTCATTCTCAACCGCATTATATACATAGCAACCAAACTTTTCAATCCACTTGCTATTGGTGATTTCAATAACCACATCAATCTTCTGACCAACGTTGCCGATATAGTTGCTGACTTTAGCAATCTCACGCTCTGCTTTCTTGCGCTCTTCGGCAGCAATGTCATTCAAGTATGCGCTGGGAACACAGGCAGTCAACCCGAAATCACGGGAAATGATTTTACCATCTTCCTTGTTGAACAGTTCATACAGGGCAGACTTGAAACCGTTATCATCAAGATTACCAGCCAACGCATCAAACATCAGTTTATTGAAGTGCTTGATAATCTTATCGGCTTCGGCACGATGCTCGTCGGTAATCTCAAAGGCGGGAATGTTGTTCTTTTCGGGATGCCATTTGTTCAGCGTACCCATACCGAAATGTTCTTTGACCAAATCACGATTGCTGAAAACGAACAGTTCTTCATCGTATTTGAAGTCATAACCTTCGGGAACAGCAACTTTCTCTGTTTCCGAACCAAATACACGGGTGATAACAGGATAGGACGATTTGATATAACCGTTGGTTTCGGGAGAAACTTGGATATTCAGTTCATTCACAGCAACGGCAACCGCCAGAACTTCACGGAGTTCGTAGGTTTCTTTGTTCATCGGTTGCTTATTGAAACGAGCCATTCTGTATCTCCATCATTTGATTATGTCTTAGTATAGCACAGATTGGCTATTTGTCAAGCGAAAAGTTTGCTGAAACCTTCCCAAATAACGTTGTATGCGTTGGCTTCGTATCCCCAGCATTCGAAGAATTCGTCATCGGTAATAATGTCTTGCTTGCAGTGATGGTTCCAGCGATTCTGGAAGCCTTCCATCCCGGCCAGAAGGTCGCCATTCAGCGACTGACGGGTGATGGTTTCACGCGCATCGTTGAAGTCCATTTCTACACGATAAAAAGACGGGATGCTGATCATTTGGAAACTCCTTTTCTCAACTTACAAATATAGTATAGCACAGATTGGGAGATTGTCAAGCACTTTTTTTCAGATTTTCCACGGCATATTTTACCCTGTCAGGGTAATCTTTTAGAAGTAATGAACCAGCCTCAAGATCGTCCGTGGTGATAAGGTCTTTGTGCCAATGCTCTATGGTATCCCACTTTTCCAACATAGCCTTCGCCATACCATCAAACATACCATCAGAAAGGATAGGTTCATCTTGTTCGTAATAAGCATACGCCGCCATCAAATACCAAGGAACCATCATATTTGAATTGGAAATGGCTTCCATGCATTTCTCGTCAAACATTATTTTTCCTCAAAAAACTTGTCGTATTTTGTGTTTTTTTTCTTTGGAATATCCAACGACTTCATAATAATCTGCTTGGGTAAAAAGTTCCAGCAGTAATAACTGGACGAAAATGTGATTTTATCGTTGTCCTTGCCATTAGCCATATGAAACTTCATACGCTGTTCAAACATCAACAACTGTAAATCCTTATCACGAAATAACTGTTTTGGAGCAGAATCATTTAGCCAAGTATTAGCCATAATCAAAGCAAATGGTTTCTCAAACGCCAGCGCCCTCTCAAAGAACTTACGCTTATTGGTGAATGGGGGATTAGACACCATCACATCCCAATGTGTCGGTTCATACTCAAAGAAATCTTGCCCGTTATCAATATGAGAATACGTAACAGGATTTTGTTTTGATATCTGTTTGACAAACTCGCTTTCTGGTTTATCAAACGGACACCACACCATCGCTCCTTCTGGTATATATTCTAGAATAGGTTTTACTGCGTAATCGGGTGTATAACATTCATCATTATTCCCCGCAGAATATAAAACCTCTTTACTATCAATCATTCTAAAATCTCTCGTAATGGATTTATGATTTCTTCTTCGGCACGTTTTACCACCTGTGCCTCGTCATAAAAATGATAATGATTATGTTCCATTTTTTGTATTGTCAAATCATCGTACTCAATATGGTGAATATTGTCAAGAACTTTCTTCAATCTTTTTTCATCATCAAGTTCATCATCATAACTTTCATCAAATAGATTACTGTATGTTTCAAACCCTTGTTCTTTTATCCATTTCAAAGAACCTGGTTTATTTACAGTGATAAATGGATGGAAAATCGTAGTGGTTCATATATCTCAAGAAAAGCTTATCGACGCCTTCCTTGAAAAGATTAGTCCACTTTTTCTTCGGTCTGAATATTCGTATCACGATGTTTATTACTTGCTTTCATACCGTCTTCAATATACCTACTATAGTTCTTTTCGTAATATTCATAAAGTGTATTGAAATCCATGCCACCTTCGCCATCATCGGCTTTCCAGTTTTTCATAACCTTTTTATCATCAAGGTCAAGAACAACTTGTGCTTCAATCATGTCATTCTTCTTTAGACCTTCACGGAACATAACTCGCTCGTCCCATTGAACATTACGGTCATCATTCATCCAACCCTTTAGGTGGGTAGGCGCACCTTTGCGTGGTTTCATAGCGTAATACGCAAGGAAGTATCTATTCTTTTGTTTCATTTTATCCTCTCAGTCTCAATAGTTCAATAACAGTTGCCGCCAGATGAATGTCGGCGTGGGGAATACTCGGTAGATCAACGATTGCCTTGCGAATAATAAGAATAGCATCGTCAATCTGCTCGTCGGTATCTCCCCATAGTTCCAGATTGTTATACATCCATACGAACATATCATCCATTTCATCTGGACGGGTATTTTCTGAAATCAACTTTCGTGCTTCCGTGAACTTGTTTGCTTTCAACAGTTCAACGAACTTGATTTTGACTTCGGTTGTGCTTTCGGCAATATCTTGTTGGATAAGTTTACCGCCAATAGTATTCTGTTGAACCAAGTTCAACGCTTTGCGAAGACTTGGATATGTTGCCTTCACATATGTATCAAGCATATCAATATCAAAGTCAACCTGTTCAGCAAGCAATACTTCGGCAACCTTCGCCGTAAACTCCGTATGGTCTTGCTTCTCAATCTTGAATACTTGGCACCTATCCTGTAGTGCTGGAATAACTTTGTGGATATAGTTACAGGTAAGAATGAACCTACACGTACCCGCATATGTTTCCATAAGATTACGAAGTGATGGCTGAACAGACTGTGCGTTTAGAAAGTCTGCCTCGTCAACGAGAACAATCTTGAACTCACCAAATGGAAGTGTCTGTGTAAAGCCTTCTAGTTTAGCGTAGAACTCGTCAATCTTACGACCTTCTTTGGAACCGTTCATTACAAGAACATCAAAAGAATCGATATCCAGTTCGTTGATTAGAACTTTAGCAAGAGTTGTTTTACCAGTGCCAGGAGGACCGTGGAATAATAGGTGTGGAATAGACTTGTTTTTAATCCATTCTTCCACTTGTGCTTTCTGGTCTTCGTTATGAAAAACATATTCATCTACCGTTTTCGGACGGTATTTCTCAACCCATAAACTCATCTTTACCTCGTATGTTAGGGTTTATTATAACAGTTATTCTTCTTCGTCGTCAATATCTTCTTCGTCGTTTTCGTCATCAACGACTTCATCTTCAAGATACCAATCGGGCGGTTTCCCATAGCCAACTTCACGAAACCACGAGCGTTCAGAGCCTTTGCGACGAATAATCTTTTTAGCCATTAGAAAATCGCCGTTTGTGAATCCGCTACATAATCATCTTCTGGCTCTTCCCATTGCGTACCAAGAATATCATTGTTATCTGCCCTGCGAAGTTCAACAAGTTCCTTACCGTCAATCTCATACTTGACTGAACGAGTCCAACGTCCGTGGGCAACCAATACCCACTGTCCTGGCTCAATATCCTTCTGCTCTGGGCCAACGGCATAGACCTTTGCCCAACGAGGACGAAGACCACGCTCACGCCCATCGTCACCTGGAAGAATAAGTCCAGCTTTTGTCTTACGCTCACCAAAGTTCATTTCATATACCAATACATGGTCCTTGATTGGTCGGATTTTTTGACCACGGATAATAGTGTTATTTACAGGCATTATTCTTCCTCGTCATCTGTATCCACTTGTAAAGCAGATTGTTTCTTTGGTTGATCACCGTGTAGTTTATTTGCTTCCTTCATAATCTCTGCTCTGGTTTTGATAATATTACCTTTAGCATCAATCTGGTCGCCACGAGCATTTACGCTAATATTTCCTACTGCCCGTACCTTTTCGTTCTTTAGAATAAGAGCATCCATATCAAGTGCCCTACCCTGTGCTGTTCTATGTTGTCTCGCCATCGCGCAAAAACTCCTTTATTGATAAATCATAGTACATGCTATTTACTTTATGTACTCCTATGAGGTATAGAACATAACTCGCAACACTGCTGCCTCGTCCTACCCCCCATACTATTTTATGCTCACGCATTGTGTCCACGAAATATTTTAGATAGCATAATAATCCAAACATATCTCGTTCTTGGAAAAGCAATAGTTCTTCTCCGCATCGCTGTAGTTCCGCATCTGTCTTACATTGACCAAGAACCCAATCGGCAATATCTAATGTTCTATAGTAATCGGGCATTCTCCAAGCTCGTTGTAATGTCCTATCAACGTAGTTTATAGTTCCAGAAACTTGGAATGGTGTTGATGTATCTAAAACAGGATATTCATCGTAGTTTTTCGATATTGCGTCATGATACTTCTGTGCGGCTTCTGTCCCTACATCATCGGCAAGAAACATAAACTTTGAAATATCGACATCTGGGTTCTTATATATTTCTTCCAGAATGTCTTCTTCTTCGAAATATAGGAAACCTACATCATCTTTCAACATTATCGATTACCATCTGCTTTTCTAACTCTCTTCTTAGTGTAGCATATTTGGCTTCTTTCTGTCTATAAAAATCAACAGCATAAATGTAACCTTTAGCATAGTATTCGTCAAAGTCTGCTACCAGAACCCAAACAACAGGATTTACAAACTCATCACTGTTCTTTATCATTGGAACTTTTTTCATTTGGTTTTCCTTCCACTACTTCTGGTTTAAACTTTTTTATTTGAATAATCTTGCCTTCTTTCTCAACATCACTATCCCAGCCTAACTCAATATCAGGCCAATCAATCTCTTGTAGATGAAGTTCTCGTTTCCCATCTTTCTCTGTAATGATATCCATCGTAGACATATCAGGTCTTGCCCACCACGCCTTATGTTTCTCAACAATCTCAGCAGTAATGATAGGTGGATAATCCAATACCGCCGAATCATAAATGTATTCTAAGTCGCCACCAAGATAACTACACACAGAAATATAGTCAATGAAAAACCTTTCTTCAAGGATACAAGATAACTTGCTATGTAGAACGATAGCCAATAGTTGGTCGTATGGTTCGTCAGGTAAGAAAACAACTTTGTTATCAGTTTTTTCTAGTAATGTTTCAAGGATTGGGTTTTCAATACCGCATAGCAAACTCATACCAAGAATGCCTTCCACCATAGTTTTTAGGCGTTCAAGGGCAATGTTCTGCTGCATGATATCGGCAGTATTTGGAACAAGATCAACTTTCACTTTATATAGATTTGGTACAATCTCATTCTCATATACCGCATTAGCCATAAACTCCGACTTCCAAATAATACTCGTCATGAAATGTCGATCTTATCGCTATAAAAGTCTTCGTCACCAAGTTCTTCCATTGCTTCTTTCTCACGTTGGATATACCGTCCGTGAAGCTCTCCTTGGTAGTGTTCAATCATCATTTGCACTTGCCCAAGAAGATTATAGTTCCCTCTTGCGCGAGTTGCTTTTCTGTGTAGTTCGTTAATTTTGTTTACCAGTTCATCGTCTGATAGATTTTTGATATTAGGTGCTAGTGGATGCATAATATTATTTATAACACAATTTTTACAGTTGTGCCCTTTCCTTTAATAGGCATTCTATCATATGACTATTACAAGTCACCCTCTTTTCTATTTTCAGACAAGAATGCGTCAAATCCGCCGGGATAACGGGCTTCAAGTTTCTCTACATTCATTTTGATAATCTCTTGTGGGTCAGCATCCAGCGCCATACACGCTTGCATCCAATACCATAATACATCGCCCAACTCACGCTTCATATGAAAGATTTCATCGTCGTTGAGTGGTTTGCCTTGGAACAATAGTTTCTTTACAATCTCTGTAAACTCACCGCCTTCGGCTGTAAGTCCCATAGCCGCTGTGGTTAGTCGTGGAATATCAACGGTGCGGTGATTTTGTAGCGAAGCAATACGAGCCATATAAGCATCATTACTCTTACTTGGTTCGCTGGTGACTTCATTTACAAAGTTCTTATAATCGTTTAGGTCAATAGACATTTACAATACTCCTTTCGCCTATTATACAACGAACAGAATATCATGTCAATCTATATTTTTGCTAAACGGATGATATCTTTGAGCATATCGTCTGCGGGTTCTTTTTCTTCACGCATATCGAACTGACGCTCAAATGCGTCAAGTGCATCAATCATCTTAATAGAACCAGCATTACCAGAAATCTCATTGATAAGTTTATCGTTATCGTTATCATCAATGAGTGGTTTGTCTAAATGACCGTGTTCACCGAATACTTCATTATAAGAGTAACGGTCTACGTTTTCTTGATATCCCCAACCATGCTCCATAATATCGTAGATATTACCATTTTCGAAATACTCATATGCGTATTCATCATCACTGGCGGCTTGGTAAGCGTCAAGTAATAAATGATGATCGTTGAGATACAAGGTTACTTCGTCATTTAGTCCTGTGATTTCGGCACCGAGATCATATGGATTTAGAGGTGTATAATCTACATACTTCATAATGCGGCGTTCAATGGCTCCACGATAAGTCATACCCTCGTATTCTTCCATATCACCTTTGTATTCATCGTCAAGTTGGAACACATGCGCTTTATTAAACGCATCAACCATATACTCCCAATAACGATGGCGTTCACGCTGTAGTTTCCACAATGCTCGTTCTGGGTCAGTGCTATCACCTTCGGCAAAAATCTTATCTTGATACCAGTTAGGTAGGCGACGAATAAGTTCCACGAAATACTGGTCATCAAGGTCTTCTGCCTCAAAGTCAGTTATTTCAGAAATATCTTCGGGGTCATTTAGAATCTTGAATAGTTTATGAACAGGATGATGATACTCAAACTTATCATTACAGAATGTCTCAACATCACCGAATGTTTCCAAAACGATTCTGTTCTCTTCTTTCTGCATTTCATATGGCGCAATATTTTTTTCACGCATTTTCTCATATATCTTATCAAGATCATCTTGTGTGATATCAGCAAACTCTTTTTCACGAAAACCAGCCAGTGCGCTTTTCAGTTCTGGTTTCTCGTCTTCTAACTCTTCTCTCTCGTCATCGTCCAAGTCATTCATAGAGAAGTTGTTTTGTGCGAGATAACCACCGCCCTCAATACCTTTGATAGCATCGTGTTTGAGTAGAGCTACAATATATGGATGAAACTCTGACTGTGGTTTCTCGTTGAAACGACCTTTCATTTCTCCAAGTGTTCCATCACTTTGCAGAATGAATGTTAGGTATGGTTGGTAATATGTTTTGCCCTTCTGCTGAACTTCTTTACGAAGTGAAAGAACTGTATCATCACTATATGAGCGAGGGGAGTTACCACAATGCCCCATAGCATTACCTTCAATGGAGCAAGAAGGTCTGGCTAAATCCCACCACGCAAAGCCATCACCAAAGTCAATGAGTTTTTCTGGCTTGCCCATATGATGATCATCGCTTCTATCGTATTGGTCCAATGAGATATTGAACCTGGCGTTTTCTTTCCAGCGTTCCTCAATGGTTTCCATAGCATCTAAAATCTTTTGTGATGGGTTCCATCCAAACTCTAAGGTATCAATGTTTTCAAGTTCAAGTGACTTGAAGTGTTCAATCTTATTCTTGAACCAGTTGGACAATACCATCTGCTTCGCTACAGAGACAAGCTCGCCGCCGTCTTCGCCCATCTTATTGGACATTTTTGTTTTTTCTTTATCAAATACCGATTGATATTCTGGAACAGCGCCAGCCAAATGACTTAGAATGAACAGACGGACGTAGCGCATATACCATAGGATTTGTGCGCTATTTGGTTTGCCGTTTGTTTGGAATGTTTTGTATGCCCAATCAAAGTTTTCTTTGGCGATACCAAGTGTCTCTACATTTTCCTTTGGGTCCAGAAACTGAAACATCTGCTTGAAATCAGATTTTGGGCTTTCTTGTAGCATGTCCAGTTTATTCAATAGGTCACGCATCTACCACTCCTTGCTTGCTGCTAACTTTGCATACATTGTATGGTCATATGTATTTGCTTGCATACGCTGGGCAAGTTCTTCTACGCTATCCCAATCCGGTTCTCTATTCCACTTCGCTGGTGGATTGATACCGTTTACCATATTTGCTAAAAACTTCCAATATGAGTTAGGGTCTTTACGGGCAAGCTCGCTCACGAAACCTCTTTCCTCATATGGTTTATGTGCGAAATCCCATACACGATTGGCGAGAGTTTGGAAGTCAATCATTCCTTCGTATAGTTGAGATAAACGCATTATTCATTCCTTAGAATGTGCTAATAGCAACACGTTTCCATACTGCGGTACTTCCGTCATAAGTCCCTGTGCAGATGTAGATGTATGAGGCATCTACCACAATCATTCCAGCAACATCGCCAGATTGTCCAGCACTTGTCGCTGGTGTACGTTGATCTAATGAAAGCCCACCACCACGAGTTAGGTCTTGAATGGAGATAACTGAACCAGCATCGTGTGTTGTGAACTCAAAGATATATGTACCTGTAGTATCAAAAGTGATGATGTTACTTGCGTAACCCTGAATGCTTCCCGTACCAACAGTTACTGCCGCTGGTAGGGTAACGGTATGGGCTGTATTAGTGATATCTACCTCAACTCTAATACGACCTAACTTACCAGATGCTGGGAAGTTGGTGAAAGCAAGAGTGATAGAACCGCTTGTTGAAACAGTTTGGTATGAACCTTCGCTGTAACTGCAAGTAACTGTACCAGATGTAGAACCTTTTGCTACACGGGTTTCCGCAAAGTCACGAGTTTCAAAGTCTTTTAGTAGGGCACCACCACCGCTGTTATCAAGTGTTGTTCCAGTTAGTGCGGATTTTAGGATAACTTTACTCTGTAAGTCTTCAATCTCGGTCTTCGCTTCCGTGAAGTTTGTCTTGATGTTGGTGAAGTTGTCTCTAAAACCCTGGCTATCATTGTCTTGTCCAGCCACTGGATATGTGCCGTCAATATTGTTTGGATTCACATTTGAGGTCATTTATAATATCTCCATTTGTATAATGTATTTATACATATTTATCGTTCTATTGTTTCTTGTGGAAACTTTAGGAATGTGTCTCCATCATCTTTCTCGTCTTTATATAGGAATGAGTTGGCCAAGAATCGTGTTCCATCGCCGTCAAATAGCGTTTGTTCATCAATGCCGTCATCCAAATCAAATGTTGTTTCAGATGTTTCGTTCCATTCGTCGTTATCTTTATCGTAGTTTACACTCATATCATAATCCCAGATATATCGGTCAACGATAAACTCGATTTTCTTCAAATCAATATCTGTTCTACGGTTGATATTGAAAATGATTCTATCGGCATAACCAGGATTTACATAAGCGACAACAACGGCTGGGGTAAATCCTAAAATAGTTCCGTCATCTTGTTTGCTACGCATCCATAATGGGAGACTTTCAAGTTCAAGTTGCCCAATTTCATTTAGGAAGCGTTGATTCATGTTTTTGAATGAGTTTGGATAAAATACGTGTTGATCTGTATCGCCGGCACTTATAGCATCACTATCCCCCGTGAACCCATTTGTATCATTTACAAGAACTGGATTTGCCCATTGATTGTTATGATTATTGTAAAAGTCAATACTTATTGAGGTGGACTTCCTTTGTGTATTTTCTTCACGATCAATAATTTCAGCGTAAACCACTTCATATTGAACTACACCATTACGAACAGCACGAGCTTTTTTGAGTGGACCAAGAGCAACGCGCTTGTTATAGTGGTTCTTAGCCATTGTCGCAATCATCTCAGTCGCAGTACTTGGGTTTAGACCAGTAGTAGCAATAAACCTGATATCTGATTGGATACCATACCAATAATCTGTTTTGCGGTAGATCGCTTCATTTGGAAAATCATCAGGTGATTGAATGAGGCTTTCCCAGATTTCACGCTGTGAAACTTTTGGATATGCTTTGAACCATAGATTTTCATGAGGAACGAACTTACCAGGATCAATAGTTATAGTGAACGTTCTAAATGCACTGATATCACCATCAGCATCGTAAGCCTCAACTGTAAATGTGAATATTCTCTCAAAAGTTGTTTCATTGATGATCAGGCTATTACCATCAAATGTTGTTGTTCCACCATCAAACATAAAGGTTTTGAATGATGGTCTTCCAACAATAAGACCATCAGCACTTAGACGCAAACCTTGCGGTATTCTACTTGCTGAACCAGGTTTAAAACGATAGGAAAGGTTTTTACCTAATGTGTTATTAGCCTTGACCGATAGTGTGCTGATTTCACCTACACGAATACTTCCCATATCTGCATCAGTAACCCAACTGATAATCTTTCGTATATCACCAACGATAGTCATGGTGAAGAATACCCAATCACTCTTATAATCGTTGTTGTTCTTTTTCAGTACACGGACGGCAAATGTATAATCAGTTTGTGTTGCTGCTTGGTTTGGAATATAACCATATAGCCATCCTGTATCGGGGTCAATAGTCAAACCAGGCGGCAACTCTAGGTCACCTTGGTCAAATCCATTTATCTCACTATCAAACCCACTATCATTATCAAAGCCTTCGCTATCACCAACGCCGAAACTGTACTCAATCGGATCACCGTCAAAATCTTTGCCTTCAAACTGGAATGCAAAGTAGTTATCATGTGTAACAATACCGATATCACTCGGTTGAGTTAGAAGAACAGGAATACGCAATGCTGTCATATCCGCAGTCAATGGATATCCAGACATATCAGCAGTTAGAATATCTGTATCAGCAGTAAATGTATCACCCGCATATACGAATAGTGAATATGTTTCTGCGACAGTTGATTTGCCATCGGTTACAACTACTGTAAATTCATAGTTTTTATTTACTGATCGTGTTCTGAAATCAAATCCAAACATATCAAATCCATTATCGTCGTTATCAAAACCAGGTGTCCCGCCGATAACTGGAACAGGCTCAATATAACCAGATAGTAACCCATCGGAACTTATAGATACACCGTCTGGAACATCGCCGCTTAGAATACTAAATGTTAGTTCATCATCTGGATCATAATCGATGGCAGATATTTGGTGGCTAACATAATCGCCATCACGGTATGTCCCTAACAAACCGCCATCTGTAAGAATAATAGGATCGTCCTGACCAACAACCGTTAGTTCAAATGTTCGGTCATCAACAATATTATCACTTGATACGGCACGAACAACAAATCGTGAAGTCACATCTTTCCCAACATTAGTTGGAACACCAGCAACGAATGTTTCGCAACTTGGAAAACCTTCGCATCTCCCATCTCTGGTAAGACGAAGACCTGATGGAAGGGTGCCTGATTGTAAATAAAATGTGATACCAGGGTTTACAGAACCGGGAACATCCACATCGGGGTCACGGCAAGCAAGTTGGAAGTCATAAAACTCCGCTTCTTGGATTTTACCCAAGTCTCCTGCTGGGGTTAACCATACTGGTGCTGCCATAATAATACCTCTTTATGGTATTTATCAAGATACGGCGTAGTAAGGAATGACGTATTCTGTACCAGAAACCTCTATTTTTACATACCCAGAAGGGTTTGCTGGTAATGCTGATGCTCCACCCGCTGAACCAACTGTCGATTGCGAACCACCTGTAATATTTACACGCTCAAAGTGACCTTGGAAAGCGTAGATGTTTGTCCATTGGTCAGCAGCAGCACCAATGCTCTGTACAGCAGAGTCTGCTAATGGGAGAATGTTACCCGCTACTGTAAGTGATGTTAGAGTACCGACAGATGTAATCGTTGGCTGTGCAGCAGTGGTTACTGTTCCGGCAGTAGTAGCAGTAGATGCATTACCTGTTAAGGCACCAATAAAGGTAGTTGCGGTGATCGTTCCGCCGTTTGTGATATCATTTGAGTTTAGGTCAAGGTTTGCCAGTGTACGCACAACACCCGTTCCTGATGGATCAATCTCAACATCTGAGTTGGTGTTTAGTGAAACAAGCTTGTTACCGTTTAGACCTAATTCTGTACCGTTGATATCAGATGATGCAGTGATAGCGCCAGATGTAACGGCACCAGATACTGCTAGGCTTGTCAATGTGCCAACTGACGTAATAGTTGGTTGTGCGGCTGTAGTTACAGTTCCAGCGGTAGTTGCTGTATCCGCATTTCCAGTTACATTACCTGTTAGGTTACCGACAAATGCTGTTGATGTGATTGATGTGGCACCTGTAACAACGCCAGCGGCAACATTGATTGTACCTTCTAATGTAAGAGTACCAGATGACGAAATATCGTCACCGTCGATAGTGATGTTGTCAACAGTTACTGAGGTGAACGCACCTGTTGATGGAGTAGTGGCACCAATGGTGGTATTATTGATAGCAGTTAGCACCATAGAATCTACGTGCATCTGTGCGGCATAGATGTTAGTCCATTTATCAGTTGGGCTACCTAGATTCTGAATGGCTGAATCGCTTGCTGGTAAGAAGTTACCGCTTGAAATAACCGTGTTTCCTGTACCATTTGGATCAAAGTTAATGTCGCCGTTGGAGTTGTCAGATGAAATGGTATTACCGGAGAAAGATAGGTTGCTGAGACTTGTTCCGCCAAGTTCCGTGTAAACTTCCGTGAAATTATCATTAATTTTGTCAAATGCGTCCCTGAGATTATCCCCAGTACCATCGTTTGCACTTGCCCCGATATTGATCGTTTGTTTAGCCATTCAAGCAACTCCTGTTTTATGTATTTATCTTCGTGGAAATATTTTTTATTGCTAAATATTATATGCGTATATTTATTGTACTGGCACTTCTGCTTATTCCCATCGCATCATTCGCTCATTCGAATGAAGAGTTTCTAGACACAGTTGATGTTGTAAGAAAATCGATTGTTGTTGTCGAGGTTAGTCAAGAACAACCTACATTGTCTGGAATGACACCAGGATCGCTACTTGATAACTACCTAAAGAAAAACAAGCCTGAGAAGACAGGTTTAGGTACTGGGTTTATTATAAACGGTAAAGTTCCCTCAAAACACAAGTATATCATAACGAATAACCACGTAATCGACGGAGCAAAGAAAATAAAGATTTACTTCGAAGAAGATTCAACCCCTCACATTGCTACTTTAGTAGGTACTGACCCACTCAGTGATATTGCTGTTCTAAAAATCGATGAGAAGGTATTGGAGAGCGTAGAACCAATGTCGTGGGGAGATAGTAATAAGTTACGCCCCGGACAAGAAGTTTGGGCTATCGGGCATCCGCAAGGATTAGCTTGGACAGTCAGTAAGGGTGTTGTAAGTCACAAGAAAAGACGCATTTCCAATGGTTGGCAGACAGTGGTACAAAGCGATGTATCTATCAACCAAGGGAACAGCGGTGGTCCCTTGATGACAATGGATGGTAAGATTGTCGCTATCAATACATTTATTCTATCCAAGTCTGGCGGAAGTATCGGATTGAGCATGAGTGTTGATAGTGAAAATGCTCAGTATGTCGTAGCCAAGCTTATTGAGAATGGCAGAATTGATCGCCCTAGAATGGGAACCCATCTTCACTATGATCCCGAAACACAACAGGTGTCCATTGAGAAAGTTGAAGAAGGTAGTGCAGCGGAAGAAGCTGGGATAGAGCCAAAAGACGTAATCCTAGCAGCAGACGGTAAAGAAATCCATCACGTAAATGATCTCTTCGATATCCTTCAATATAAATCACCATACGAAGATATGGATATTACTCTGTTAAGAGAAGGGACAACTATTGAGTTGACCATTACACTTGGTTTATTAGGGAAGGAAGAAGCTAAAGAGCAGGCAGACGAACTCTCAAATCCGAAAACTGAACCTAAGTCAGATTGAGAAACTTGTACCGCAACCACAACCAGATTGCGCCAAAGGATTAGAAAAGTCAAAACGTGAACCCATTAGGTCAGTTTTCCAATCGATTTGAGTGCCAGCAATAGCAAACATACTGGCACCATCAACCACGATTTTTACACCGTCAAAGTCCAATACTTCATCATCTTCTTGGACTTCATCCAAAGATATTTCTTTTAGAAGATAGTTGAAACCAGCACACCCGCCACCAGATACTCCGAATACAAATGCTTCGTGCCCATAATCTTCCATTAGTTGGGAAAAATGCTTCGTCGCAGATTCAGTCAATGTTATCATTATACTCTCCCGTAAAACTTTGTTTCTTCTTTATTATTTACATCAAACAGATGCCAAGCACAGTTGTCTTTTCCGGTCATTTTAGAATCTTCGATCCACTTGACCCTACCAATACTCACAATCTTTTTCAACCTCGGCATATATTCTGCGCTCTGTTTGGTATGAACCCAATCAGCATCAAATAACAACCATGTTGGGGCAATATCACTCAAATGTATAATAAGAGGATGTAAGATTTTTCTGTCCCAAGGGGGATTAGTGATAAACATATCGGCACCACTAGTCCACTGTAAATCGAAAATGTCTAACTGGTCAACACTTTCGTCCTGTGGTTCTATGTCTATCGCCATCACACATTTATGACCGAAACTTTCTAAGTGTTTCACCAAGCGACTGTCACCAGCACAAGGTTCAGCAAACTTAGTACCTTCCGTAAGGTGAGGTAGCAAAGGCAAAACTGCATTTACTGGCGTCGGATAATAGTCCCTGGCGATTCTAACGAAATCGCTTCTCTTACCCATTACTTGTACCTGTACGTTATTCTGCCTTTTCCAAGGTCATATGTACTCATTTCGAGCTTGACACGATCACCTTCAACAATCTTAATTTTGTTGGTTCGTATCTTACCACTAAGGTAAGCTAGAACTTCGTGGTCGTTATCAAGACGAACTTGAAACATACTTTGTGGTAGAACATCGATAACGTCACCATCAAATTCTAGCAAACCTTCTTTAGCCACTTACTGTTTCCCTTTCAATTCCTGATATCTATGTGTTAGAAACTCTTTTACAATCTCTAAGTTTTGACTTTCAATGTTATCACCCCAAGGTGTATTTGCACTTTTTGTATTCACTCTCTCCAACAACCTCTCGCAACCCGTCATTTCAATGTATTCGATACTGTCCATTTTAGTTTCTCCTGCTGGTTAAAAGAAAAGGAATGCCAGTACTTCACCGACATTCCTCAGTCAAACTTTTGTGTATTGATACTTTTGTTCATCACGACTTTATTTAGCATAGTTAGATTACGTAGCCCCCGCCATCGCTCGTATCTCGACAATCGTTAGACTGCCTTTCCCGTGGGTGGAGTTAGTATACGATCCCATCATATCTTGGACCGTACAAGGCATCAATCATGATACCCTCTGGTGTGATCTTCTGCGCCTTCAATACGCTTTCAACGATTGAAGGTGAGAAACCACTTACCAGACACACCCCATTCTCATTGTAACTTACTGGTGCCTGATTGCCACGGGCATTCAGATTCCAGAAGACAATAGTTGGTAGTTCGTAGCCAGCCTTCTCAAACTTGCTACGAGCCTGTGCAAATGCACCGGCATCCATAGTTGGAACAGAGCCACCACGGGCACCCCAACTGTAAGAACTACCAGTTGCTTCATCAAACTGCATATCACTTAGGATTAGCAGATACTTTGGCATCTGACTTTGGTCAATGTTGTTGCTAGTAGCAACCTCAAGGATACGGTCAAATGCCGCCAATAGGTTAGTATTCATTCCCCAATCGGCACGACGAAGCTGTGTGTACTTCTCGTAGATTGTACCAGTTAGTGACTGTAATACTGGATTGGCACTGAAAGTCATAATCTGGTTGCGGAATGGACCCTTCTGCTTATCTGCGATATACAGACCAAGTGAAATAGCAACATCCATACAAGTTGTGGATGAACCACCAGCAGAACAAGTCATTGAACTACTAACATCTACCATTGGCAGAATAGCATTGTCACCAAGATAGTCTGGCAATGCATCCCACTGTGCGATAGACACATCCAAGTCACCCTTGTTCATACCCTTGATTACATCATATGGGTAGATGGCAGACGCATTGATTTTCACAGAACCATCGTTGCGGATTAGACCTTCACGATAGGCACTATAGCCATCTGGATCGTGACGATTGAACGCATTCTGGTAACGGGATGCTGCCACGCTTGGAACATGACTGTAGTTGATGTTTTCCCAATCCTTGGCACACATCTGTTGTTCCACAGTCTTTGATAGATTTACCAAAGTCTTACGATACTGCTTTGGTGTCATACCAAAATGGTTACGCATAGCGTGAGCGAGTTTGCCCTTACGAGGCATCCACTTTGCAGCAAGCCCGTTACCATCATCAAGAGCGTTCTTGATTAGGTCAAATGCTTGTTCACGGATGAAGTCACGTTCAAACACTAGCAAGTCATCCCAACGACCATATTCTGGAATCTTTGGTAGAACCTGTAGCAAAGTGTTTGGATGAACCTTCTCCAAGTACTTCAATAGATTACGGAAGGTCTGACGCTCACCGGCACCACCACGAATGTCTCGTGCCCACATAAGGCAACGGACAGCGGTTTCACGGTTTTCCTGATAAGCACCTTCATAGAGGTCGGTGATATCTTTACCACGAGAAGCACCAATAGCGAAAAACAGATCGACGTTCTTATTCAAAGAACTGGAAAGCGTAGGCATACCGTTCTCACCAAGAACTACTTGTTCTGTTGTTTCAACTGCTTCTGCGAATGTGTTACTCATATCTCTTCCCTCTTGTTAAAACCAAAATACTCCCTTCAAGGTTCCCCATTAGTGCGGGAAGCGGTTTCCCTTGAAGGAGTATAATGGCGGGCTTGTGGCCCTTTCTACGGATGTAAAGTTATTTGCTGCATGCTTCCCCAATAAGACAGGATACTATTCTGCTTTTTCCAATAAAAGATTCATAATAGTTGCTGTGAGTATCCTAAAACTCGTTGTGTTCATTCATTATGTATGTATATTATACTTATCTTTTACTTGATTGTCAACACTTAAATGCGTCTTTTTTAAAGTTTTTTTAGATGTTTTCCGTGCTGTTCGAGTATAGATGTATTATATCACCTATTATGTGAGTTAGTCAATAGAAAAATCATTAGGGAAACCAGAATCTTCCCATTTTTTTCGCAAGTCAGCAAGCATCATACCCATTTCTTTCCCAGGCTTTACACCACGGGCAATCAGGTCTTTACCCGTGATAGGAAACACGGGTGGCTCCCATTTCACAATCATTTTAGCCAACGGTTTGTCTTCGTTGAACAAAGCGATACGGGCAGCATCGTTGATCTTTGTCTTTGGTTTTGCTGCCAATACTTTCAATGTCGTTTCATCTTTACCAACATCAGCATTATCCAGCACAAAGGTAGCACTATCAGTAATAGTGTTAGACAGTTTCCAACGGGCTTTGATATCTTCAATCTTCTTGGTTGAACCAACAGAAGCAGCAAGCAAAGTTGCGAAATCATCCGTAACTTTCTTAACTTGTTCTAACTTTTTCAAGTTAGGCTTGAAACCAATGATATCCAAGATACCAGTTTCATCCATCTTTTCCAACAGGTCAATGGTGTGCTTGCCTTTTAGAATCTTTTCCATTTCCATAGCAACACGTTCACCGCTAATCTGTTTTAGACCATCAGCAGTGCGCTTGATTGTGTGTAGCGTTTCTTGGTCCCATTTAGGAAACTTCATACGCCCTTGGAAACGGAAGAAACGCAGAATACGCAAGAAATCTTCTTCAATACGATTTTGAGCATTACCAACGAAACGGGCTGTTCCACTGTAGAGGTCTTTTTCTCCACCGTGGAAATCGTGTAGTGTTCCATCCAAGTCCATGAACATAGCGTTGAATGTCAGGTCACGGCGATCAGCATCTTGGCGGAAATCAGTTGTCCATTCTACATCGGCGTGTCTGCCATCCGTGGCGACATCAATACGCAATGTAGTGATTTCAAACTCTTCCCCTTCGTTACGACCAAGCACAGTGATTGTACCGTGTTCCAAGCCAGTGTCAATGGTTCTGAAACCAGCAAGGATTTCTTTCATTTCGTCGGGGGTTGCGTCTGTGGCAAGATCAATATCTTTTGGTTCTTTGCCAAGCAGAAGGTCACGAACAGCACCACCAGCAATCTTGATGTTCTTGCCAGCCGCTTCAAACGCACGAAAGATTTCCTTCAAGTCCGGTGTGACGATTGAAGAAGTATCTACTTTGCGGGGTTCTGTGACTTCGTTTATTTTCATAATACTATCCTAACATATTTTTAGAATATGTCAAGGTATTTATGAATGTTTTTTAGGTTGTGTTGCTTCGGAAATAAGACGAATAACCTGTTCCTCAAGTTCTTTGAGGCGTTCTTTCTCCCTGTATATAGCGTGGAATTCGTCTAATAGTTTTTCTTGTTCCTGTACCATATCGTTATTTAGAAAAAGGGTGGTTTACAAAAGGTTAATAAAAAGGGGGTAGAGTTAGCATCCTCTACCCCCACACTTTGTAGAAACGATTGTCTATCTTACGCTGACTTATGTTTACCTTTACCAACATGCTTGTCGTTACCGTTGTTACCAGAATCTACACGCTTATCAAGCTGTTCGTCAAGCTTGTCGTATAGTTTCTTCTTGTTCTCGTTTTTGGTAGCGTTACGCTCACGCTCCAACTGACGCCGAAGAACCTTGTTGATTTCCTCGTCACCATACTCAAGAAGAATGTACGCAACATACGAACCACGGTCAACCTGGATGCTCTTATTAGAGACACGGTAACCATGAACAGGAACACGCTTCACGAAGTTCTGCGTGGCACGTTCCAGTTCTTCCATCACAACTGGATTATCAACTGAACCCATTTCCGTTGCGAACTCACGGATGATTTCAGAAAGTTCACCCGCAATACGGTCTGCAAGCTGGCGCTTGGCAGAGAGAGTAGCTTTCGTCAACGCCATATCCAATGACGGTGAACGACCAGAACCGACAGAGAATACAGCGTGGTCACTCTGCGGAACATCGATAAACCAATCAGGGATATCGGCTACACGGTCTTCAAGAGCCTCTTGTTTAGCCTCTTGTTGCTTTTGATACAGTTCATACCGAGATTCGGGTGAACCGGGGTCAGCAGCACAAGCGGCAAGCAAGCCAACAAGGGCAACTGATGCAAGTAGTCTAGTCTTCATTTTAGTACCTTCCATTTTAGGTTTTACAAAACTCATACATCTATTATACTATACATTTAATATTTGTCAAGTGTTTTTTTCGTGTTCGTCAATATATTTTTGCAAAATACTTTTGAACCCTTCGTTCAAAATCATTTGTTTAACATCGTCCGATACATCAAGTTCAATATTCGCTGAACCATCTTCGTTTTCAACAAAACTAATAACTTTAATCTCTTCTTTGTTCATTTTTCTTTCTCCACTTCTTCCAGTAAGGATTGGACTTCGGTTGATGCCGCACACCACCAATTCATCGTTCTATCAATACAAGGATGGTATGGCTGGATGCCTTCTAAATGATAAGCCAAACGGTCCAATGCCATATCAATAGATTTTAGTCGTTTGATTTGATCTTCGGTCATCAGAACCTATCCATAATGTTCCAGCGGTCAGGACGCATTTCACACGCAATAACCGTATATTGATAAAGACTATCACCTTCTTGGACAGTCTCATAGAACCAACCACAACGCTTGCCCTCATAAGCAAACTCTGGACGGTTGATAGGAGTCAATCCTTCCAAACCAGTTTTAGGCTTGGCGTCTTCCCCATCGGTACAAACCAATACATCATTGCTTTCTAGTTTCTGTGGATACAGTTCTTCAAGCAAGATTTTCTTACCAGTATTGAACGCAATAGCACAAGACTTTCCTTCACTCTCGTTATTAGAGAATACATAAGAACCAACGCCACTATGCCAGTTACCATTCACTTTTGCTTCAAATGTGACGATACATTTCCGTTTATTATCGTTCCACGGAACAGAATCTTTTCGGACATTTTGAACACTTTCAATCTTACCTTGCTGGTCAGTAGTGGTATATTGTTTCAATACACACTCTGCTGACGCAACAGAGGACATAAGTGCCGCAACGGTGAATGCCGCAATACTAGTCTTCATTTTCCCGTGTTTCATTATGATCCTCAATCAAGTAACCATATTCTTCTGAATCTGCTTCTTTGATATCAAGTTCGCACTCAATCGTCCATAAACAATCACCTTCTAAGAAATCTTCGTTATCAACGAACCAGAAAAGACCGTCTTCTTCCATGCCTTCCTCAAACATTTCGTTGAGTTCTTCTTCACGTTCTTCATCAACTTCGGTGAGGATTTCATAACCTTCATAACAACTATCCCAAGTTTCCAACAGATCGTGTGGGTATTCTTCAAGGTCAAAATAATCTGTGGTCTTGGCGGCTTCGTATTCTTCATCGTTCATCGCAACGACGAAAGTGCCGCCTCGCCACAGGGTTTCTGTGCGAACAGTAACACCAAGACTTTCACTAGTAAATAAGGTGTATTCGTTTAGGCTTTTCTTATACTTTGGTCCAACTTCATATACTTTTACTGTCATTTTTCATTCCTTTTCAATAGACTGTAGTAGTGTAACTAAATCACCCATAGCGTTTAGGGCAATAATGTCTTTCTCGTTTTCTGCTCGTCCGTATGAACCAAGCACTTGTATGAGCATAACCGCATAGTAAATGGCGTGGTCACCTTGGATATACACACCAGGTTCTTTGCCATCGGTAGGTCCAGTGATTAGACCATTTGCCGTTTGCTCAATGTCTTTATAAACGGTCATGGGCAAGTTGTCCTAAGTTCCCAAATCAATCGTTTAGCAATAGCGTCATATTCACGCTGTTCAATCGCTCGTTGTTGTGTGTATGTACCATTCAACGCACCCATCAATCCACTAAACAACCCACGAGTATTCATCGCCGCTTTGAGTCGGTCACCAGGCGTAGACATTTGTGTTTTGAGAAAACGGATTTGTGCCTCTTTATTCGCACAATCTGCTTGCATATATCGTAGGTCATAGATATCCATACGATGCGTTGTCGTTAGACACCCTGATAGCGTCAGGGCAAGAACGGATACTAAAACAATCTTTTTCATCGGTATTCTCCGTTATTACTTAATACAACCATTATACACTATTATCATCTTCTGTCAAGCGTTTTCTTGCCAAAATGTTAGCAAAAACTCTTTCTGGTGATTTTTCTTCCGCTTTCTGTTTCTGGCGTCTTTCTTTTGCGTTTAGCTTATTATACTCATTCATACATTCTTTACAATACGATTGATAATAACCAGTGGCTTTAATGAAACGAAACTGGTCAATATCTTTTTCTTCCTTACACTTTCCACAAGTTCTTTTTTTCTGCAATGTCATTATATTTCCTCATTTGTCCATCCGTAACATCTAACAGTTTTCTACTTGGTACATGACAGATTTTACTTTTCGATGCATTAAGAACTTCATCTGTATACGATGGCTCAATTCCCAATTCACCACAAATATTCTCCATAAATTCTCTCTGTCTTCCAGATATATGATTATTATAATCATACACTAAAAGTTTAGAAATATCAATAATTTTACACCATCGCTCCAGTATATCGCCATAACAGAGTAACTTTTGGATAATCAGTGTTTCATAAAACTCCGAAAAGTCTTGCTCTGATTCCAGTAACGTATAATAACTTCTGGCTAACTCTAATGGATCGCGGAATATGAAGATATAGTGCGAGACTAGCGAATCGATACTTCTAGCAACATCGCTATCCATACTCCAATTATTCGTTGAGAAGTCTAGCACTGTGTTTGTGAGAGTACCAGAAGTATATAGAGAGTGCGGCTCCTTCTCTCCTTCATATCCTACCCTTTGCGACACGGTATTAAACAACCAGCTACTCGCGCAACGAGGCATTCCTAAGTATATGATCATTAGTAAAACATGCTCCTAATAGGCCGTTTTATATTGTACATCAGACTCCCATTAAAAAATAAGTCCGTGGTACTCTTTAGTGCGGCGTCTATCCATTCACTACCTTCGATGTGCTTTATGTGATCCAGGTATTCCTGATCAGGAATAGCTTGCGGAAGATAATAGTCTTTATCGAAGCACCAGAAATCATCTATTACCAAACGCTCCACCGTGATCTTATTTTCCAAATAATTCCATCTTGATTGGTACAACTTAGTGTCTCTGCGTGTGATATACATTGTAGCCGGCTCACTATTAAATCTTATCACTTGCTCAGTATCCATTATTACATACTCTTCATCGAACTCCCCCATATGAATAGATATGGACGGATCGGAAGTACTCTTCAACTTTGATATATGTACTTCGAAGTTCACGATATACCTTCCGTATAGTTCTTCTCGCATAATGCATAGCAACCATCGCGTAACTTATCCAAATTCACATTTTTTCTATCGTAGTGATTATCTAGTATAGGAATAATATACTGCTCGTAAAAATCCCATTGCCATCCAATGACAGGGACAAGCCCATAGTCGTTTGCTTTCTGAAAATGTTTCCATTTAGAATCTTGGTACTGGTTAGCAAGAAACTGGTCAGTGACAAAACTCTTTTTATCAACTTGTTCCCATAACGTAGACAACTCTTTCGTCGCAATGATGTACTCGAAATCTATGACATAACTAAAGAACATATATAACGATATGCCTTTTTCCTTTACTACAGATTGAACGAACAATATACTCTCAAGAAGCTCATAATAACTATTGAACTTGGACGCTAGATTTCTAGTATACCATTCTTTGATACGGTTGTCGTCTGATACAGAACTAGGCCAAAACCCTTCACCGGATACAACGTTACCTCGGATATCAACTAAGAAATTGCGTAGGTTATATGTTCTTATTTCATCGGCAATATCTGCCTTCTCAATATAGAAGTCTTCCTTACCTATTGAAGTCCATGTTACGATACATACATCTACATCTTCGCTATATATTTTATGCAGTAATGTTCTTCCTATTAGTTTGTTGCCGCCAGCAGGGACACCAACGTTACTGTGATCACAATGGTGTGTCATATTGCAGAATGAAGGCCAAGTTCTCCATAGTTCAAAACTCTCTTGAGACATACCGCACCCACCAGTTACAAGCATTTCTTTCTGCTCCTTACCTGACCGTCAGCATAATGATCGACGTTCTGTATTTTATTTGGGTCATCGCTGCACATACTACATATTTTATTAGGATTACCTACATCATCGGCAAACTCCGCGATATCATCATTCAAACCATACCCCTTATAATCTAAGAAAGGTTGCCAATCATCTTCTTCGGATTGACCTAATGCACTTAGTGTATCTTCTAAGTTTGCTATCGGACTACATTTGAACAACCTATTCTTGAAAAGAACGGGGTTGCGTGGGTTACCGCATATACTGATGCTCTTCTGCAAATCCTTGCTATCCCAAGGATAAATCTTCCCATCCACCGCCTTCATTGGTGTTTTAAATTCACCAAACACCGTGTTTTTCACAACCACATCTTTATGTTGTAAAGTAAGTAAACTAATTTCATCATTGGGTATTGGTTTCCACTTGTACTTAGATATGCATTTTGTTACGATACCCTTTAACATATCATATGTGTCGTTCCCACGATAATGATATGAACATTGAAGTGTTGAGTTTCCAACCTCGACCAACAAATCAACATGGTCCTCGCGCAGATAGAATATGTTAGTAATAATTTTTATACGCGAAGATGGAAAATACTCTCTTACACCACGCACCCATTTCCCAAAGTCTTTATTCAGAAGGGGTTCACCGCCGAACAAACAAATAATGTCACAGTCTATAAGCTTGGACCATTCTTTAAGCCACTGCTCACCATCATTGTATGACACTGTTCCTTTTCGGTTATAGTTAGATAGAGATATACAGCCGCTGCAAGATAAATTGCAAGAATACTGAATTACCAAATCCAGATATTGAAGTCTATGCTTTTCCATTTTTCATCATATACCAAGTTCTGTCGGCTTCCAGTTGAAATCCAAGATAATTATCTCTGATAAACCAGAACCCTTTGGTATCCTTTTCATTAGGCATTTTCCAGTCTCTACCAATCTCTATACCGTAAGGGCAAATACTGTGTAATGCGGAAAACTCAGAGGTTTTCTTTTCATAATAGTCTTCCAAACTCATTCCCTCTTCACCAAATCTTATAGTTCCAACTAATCGTTTCTTACACCACTGAAACTGCTTTATATTATCAGGCAGTGAAACTTGGGTCATTAGAATGGGATTTCCTCTACCTTTGCCGCTTCCAGTAGTTTAGAATAGAAAATCTTAGAGCCTCTATTCCTGTAATCGTCAGTACGAACAAACTTTGATGTCTCTGTAAACTTCACATTGGAAATATCCAAGAACATCAAAATCTTATCGTTCTCTGTATCAAAGTTATATCCATCAATCCATTCTTTACAGTTATAGATAAACTCTTTCTTACAACGATTGAACCAACGATCTGCCGTATAATCAGCAGTAACATTTCCTTCCATTGGTTCGTCAATCTTGGCAACCAAATGATGGTTTAGAGCATCTTGATAAAGTTCTTCCTTCATCGTCGGCGTAGGACGAACATACCAACAATAGTCAGCAACCAACGCCGTGAATAACCTATGGGTAAATGCTCGTGTTTTTGTAATCACATAGTAATGTTCATTACCCTGTACATTCAACTTGGTAATCACGGGTTCACTGGTCAAGCCAACCCAAGTCATGGTCTTGGTCCAGATGGGGTCAATAGGGACAAACTTTGAGCGTTTATAGTCACCGTATTCTTTATCGGTCATTTCAACCATTCGCCGAACACGTTCATCAAATATTGTATGCGTCATTAGTATCCACTACCATCATTCATAAAGTTATAGTTCAACTTCTTGTCTTTGGACCATTCCGTTAGTGTTCCTGGCTTTACCTTGTAACCGTACACATAATACTTGACGAAACGTTTTAGAACACTTTCCGATTTATAGCCATCAACAATAAGTTCATCATTATTCCAAAGTGGATTACCGTGAACTTCATAGCCATCAGTAATCAACTGTGATTGAGCAAAGTCAAATGTATTCAGCACATCTTCGGCAGACTTATGAAAGTCTTTGATGATGACTTGGATATCCACCACAGTTTCAATATTGAAGTTGCCCTTATATGTAATGGCGTTCTTTGTGGCATAGTGCTGCACATATCCCGCATTATGTAGACGGGCATTTAGGTCACGCTGTTGTTCCTCGGACCTAACATACACATCAACATCACTATTCACTAACTCGCCTTGTAGCCAGTGGCGCACAGCACCACCAGCAATCCAAGGTCCGTTTCTCATATTTGGACGGATAACGTAAGGCGCATATGCCTGTTCCGTAGGGACTACAATATCCTCAATCTTTTGGAAATCCATTATTGCCCCAATGAAATCTTATATTCCGTCATTACTTCCTCAACCGCCTTCTCGGCTTGCTCACGACTAATAACATATCGTTTGCTCACATTGTTGAGAACAAACTTTACAGCATCCTTGCGATTCAACTGCATGCCGAAAACAGCTTCACCAGCAGCAAAATCTAGTTCTTGTTCAAAAGTCACTTCACTCATTTTATTTCTCCATATGTTAGAGTGGTTGATACGATTATTATACAGTATTTTAGGTTAGTCTGTCAAGCCATATTTTAGGGCAAGAAAGGTATAATCTTTACCCCTCGCCAACTGAATGACCATCTTGGGTTTCAAATGGTATAAACTGCCATAATCCCCATCGCCGCCCCGATCTTCAATAAATGTGCATGCTTCCCAGTTGATTACCTTCATTTTGTTTTCTTTGCAAAACTTCAAGATATCCTGAGATTCATAGTAATCATCTACTATCAAGTCGTAGTTTCGGCTTGGGACATATGGCTGTGGCACTGAATACCTTGATGATGGATATTCGTGTTTAGCCGAAGTTTTCTTCGGGTCATAGCCAGAAGCGTAATGGTTTTTCTTCATTTATAACGGTTCCTACGGTCACCGTGAATGTCCATTTCCAAGCACTCAAAGGAATAGTTGATTTTACACCGCTGACGAAGTTTCCACATATGGAAATCCTGTGCCCGTTCTGGTGATTGACCAATAGCAGACCAAGAACGTGGGCGGTTTTCCATTTCTTTGATATAGCGGTAGTTCTCAACGAACTCTTTACTGCATCCAGACAATGCAATACCAGCTACTAAGACCAACATTAATTTTTTCACGATACTAACTCCTGTTTGGTTACACGACATTTATTAGAAAGATCAAACCAAGTCTGTTTTGTTTCATCCAAACAGAAACGAATGGTATCCACAACCATACTACTTGATGGACAATCATACTTCAACACCGATACAAACCTATTGAAATCTTCCATCGTTTCAATATTGCGTTCTTCTTGATAGGTTTCAATCATCATAGAATCCGTGTATTTGAAGATTTCTTTTACATCTTCTTCTATAATAGGAGCATCAATATAAACATCATCCATAAAGAAGTAATCTACGGAATAGAAAGGTTTCTTGGTTAGATGCTTGGTAAGTTCACCGTTCATTTCACTCTATCCTGAAAAGGCTTGGTATTGACGATTACCATATTCTTTTGTGCTAATGGATGTTCGGTTCCATCATAAACACGAATGCGGGAACAACCATCTTTACTGTAGATGTGCCCTGCCTTGGATGGGCCTTCATCTGAATGATACCATCCTTCGCCAAGTAGTTCCAAGGCTTCTGGAACAGTGCGCCAATCATCCTTGATCATTTGTTCCATTCCTTTTTGCATTCACGCCACGCTTCCAAGGAATATTCCCAGGCTTCTTTGGCTTCTTTTTTGCTATCCGCATCGAAAAAATAAGAGTGTTTCTGTGATGTTCGTACAATAACATTATCACTTTTAGCGTTGATTGAATTGATGTTATCTGGATTGAACGCTGTCGTATTGAAGATCAACAGTCCAGCTACGCAAGCTATTTTAAGCATTTCTAAATCTCCACTGTTGCGTAAAGGTCAAAATCTGGATTTTCCTCAACGCCACTATATCCTCTCGGATTACAAAGAACACGGGTGTCACCAACCATATAGTCAAAGGTATTATGAACATGCCCATGAAAAAATAGTGATGGCTTGGTATCCAGTATTAACTCAGACAAGTCACTCGCATAACCACCATTCATATAAGGGTCATGCTTATACATTTCGTGGATGGAAAGGAATGTCGGTGCCATATGAGTAACGACAACATCGCCTTCTTTCACATTATCCAACAAATATTGCTTGGCAACCATATGCTCACGCATTGCATCTTTGGGACCAAACTTATGATACGAACCATTTGGATTATGATAACTGATCTGGCGATAATCTTTCATAATGGAACCAACCACACTGACCGTCATTGGACAACCTTTGTTCATATCTGTCCAGAGTGTAGTGCCGTGGAAAGTAACACCATCCAGCGTAACACTCTCGTTTTGCAGAAAATGAAGGTTTTGGTATTTCGAATAGTTCTCACGAGCAATGCGATCAACCTTATCAATGCGCCGTCCATAGTATTCGTGATTGCCGTGAATAACTACAACATTAGGAAAAACATCAGCCTGTTCTTTGATCCAATCATCATAGTTTCGGACGGTAACATCGCCAGGCAGAACAAGCACATCTTCCCCATTATATGGGAAATCCATAGTCAAACCTGAAAACTCTAAATGTAAATCTGAGCAGTAACGAATACGCATTATATTCTCCATTCTTTATATAGTATACCACGACCTCAGAGATTGTCAAGTGTTTTTGAAATCTTTTTCCAAAATAACTTGGCGGCAATCTTCGTCCCACAGTCCATAAATGGTCTTGTGGCAACCACCGCATTGTCCAGTTCCAGCCCGTTCTGGCACTTCTTTGACTACTTCGCGACCACATCTATCACACTTCTTCAATGGTGAAATCTTCCATCACAGGATTGACAATCTTTTTGGCAATCTCATTGATATCATCATCAGTTTCAATGTAAAAGGTTTTACCGATACGAACATCTTTTACCATCGGGAAACCAAGCCGCTGTAATGAGTCTGTAACCGACACACCAGCGTTATCTCTGATGCCTTGGCGTAATGTTGTTGTTATTCTATATCTCATTTTAACCTTCTAAGGGATTATCAGACTGCGGCTTTGATTTGTCGTTCATAATGTTCCACCAGTTTAGTTGACGCAAGGTTCTTGAACTTTGACTCCACCATTATGTCAGAATATGGAAGGAATGTCAAGGCCCAATCGTTTGATGCGTGATTCCACATCATATCACTATGTGCGCGAAGTTTAGCTTTCTTGTAGCCACTTTCCAGTAACTGTTTCATGTCAGGTAGGACATTTGGATCGTGACCGACAAGCAAATCTTCACGCGATACAGAATAGTGAATGGTAGGACGAACACCACGCCAACTATCAATCACACGCTTGAAGCGGTCATCGTTGGCTTGGATATATTCTTCGTCACGGATTAGGTGATGGTGAATGTCAAGGACAAGCGCAACATCATTAGCAAGTTCAAGCGATGCGTCAAGACCCCACGACATTTCATCGTTCTCAATCGTTAGACAGTTACGGGCTTCGGTAGACAAACGCGGTAGGACAGCACGAATACCGTCAGGACCACCGCGACCACCGATATGGACATTTACTTTCATATCCATAAACTTTTGACCGTAACCCATCATACGAGCAATATCAATATGATACTCAAACTCGTCAATAGAGTTATTCACGGTGTCTGGATTGTCTGACGCAAGCACACAAAACTGACCGGGGTGCATGGATACACGCACATCGTGTTCACGCGCAAGGTCACCGATAGCGGCGAGTGTGCGTTCACAGTATGTTTTTACGTCAGGTTGTTGATAGAAGTATGACCAATCGGGGTGTGTGTACACAGGCATCACTTCGCTGCCGATACGCACCATACGTTGGTTTGGGGGGAGTGTCGCAACATACTTGATTAGTAGGCGAACAGAGTTGATGTTGGACTTGGTTAGTTCCCAGAGTCGTTCTTCTGCTCGTCGCTTGGGTTGCGAACTAAGCCACTTGACGGTGGTTGTGCGCCCGTTGATAGGACGCTCGATATCTTCAAGTAGCTTTTTGGATAGTGTGCGGTCAGGGTGCATATACTTACACGCAAAGCCGACACGATGTATGGTTTGGTCAAAATATGTCATGGTTGTTATTATAGCATATTGACAAAGAATGTCAACAAGAAAAAAGGGGCCGAAGCCCCTTTGTTGTCACTTAGTATTCATGAATATAACTTCAATTGTATTTACATTTCCGTGCCAGTTTGCAATGTCATTATATACAGCCCGAATAGTAGACGGTGCATACTGTCCCTCGTCCTCGCACGGTTATTTACATATTATAACACGAAGATTTCTGGAATTTCACTATGATTCGTGTGAATTTTTTATTACAATAAAAAAGGCTCCCGAAGGAGCCTTTCTATGTTTAGCTAACATCTAGATGTTTCAATGGAAGCTTATCTTTGATGTGCTTTTCAGCGCCAGTAGTGTAAAATAGTTTTAGAAGCTCAAGGGCACGTGGAGCAACATAATCGTTATCGCTACTCCCAGAAGCACCTTTGATATTAACCTTCCACAACTTGTTAAAGTTTTCCTGTGTATACATACCATCAGCACCCATCCTAGTGAGCCAAGCCATGAATGATTTATAGGGGGCACCCTTACGCAAGGCTGGATACGTTACTAGTAGCTTACAAATAGCATAGTATAAATCTTGTGTGATTTTACCATTTGGCTGCATATGTGACTTGAATGCTTCGCAAATCATATCACGAGCTAAACGCTGGATTCCCATAGAATGGTCAGTGATTTTCTCACCGCCTTCAAGTGCTGCCCGACTAATCTCAGGATTACCGACTTTCTTGTGCGGAACAGGGTGATGGGTTTCACCCTGGATATACATATCTAGAAAATCTAGAAGGCTGGCAAGACGTAGTGCTTCTTTTTCACCGGCGCGGAAAGCATTGACAAAGATAGTTTCTTTACTTAGTTTTCGCGCACCTGTAGCCTGTGTTAGATGGAACATTCTGGCGGCATCTTCAACCGTCATATCATGAAAAACCTCACACTGGATAAGTGTGTCTGGATCGTGGATAAGCCACGCCATTGCTAGACGGCCTAGACCATCCCAGCATAGATTAGCTTTCCACTCGTCGTTTTCAAAACGAGCAATCTTAGGTGTGCCAAATGCAACCTTATCAAGCCCACCTTCCTCTTCGATGCGCTTCCTAGCCCACGAAAGTTTAACCTCTCGCTGAGTTTCCAACGGTTCAATATCCTTCAATGGAATCATCATATGTGTGATTTTCGCATCGGCGTTGATCACACCGTATCCATCGGCTTTAAGTTCCTTACGGTGTTTATCTAGACTACCCACCATTAACTCATAAGGGTTTTCAACCTTTGGTGCTTGATCGCCAACTAAAACTTTCTTTACTGTTGGCTTCTTTTTTCCCGTTTCAGCTACATTGCTCTCTGCGGGAGACTCTTTTGTTTTTTGACTCATTGCATACCTCCATGTATCTATTATGGTCAATAGACCAACTATCGCTGATCGTGATATTATTATATCAAGAGATAATAAGTAATGTCAATAAAAAAAAGACCCCCGAAGGAGCCTTTTTTCTTTAAATGTTTTCTAGAACATTCTGCGGTGAACTTTCTCCATATGGGTCAGTCTCGCAGTTATCTTCAAAGCCAGGTTCTTCAAACCAGTGCATAATAACACCGTCTTCTACAACCATAGCATAACGCCATGAACGATTACCAAAGCCAAGATTACACTTTTCTACAAGCATACCCATCTTACGAGTAAACTCACCAGAACCATCTGGAATAACCTTTACATTTTGTAATCCACCATCAACTACCTGCTGTGCCCATTTATTCATAACAAATGAATCATTTACAGATAGACAATAGATTTCATCAACACCCTTCGCTTTAAAATCACCATATAGTTTCTCAAAGTCTGGTAGTTGATAAGTTGAACAAGTTGGTGTGAACGCTCCCGGTAGGCTGAATACAACCACTTTCTTACCAGCAAAGATATCATCAGTTGTTACATCTTGCCAGCGGAATGGATTGTCGCCACCAATAGATTCATCACGAACTCGTGTCTTGAATGTTACGCTTGGTACTTTTCGATTAATCATGTTCTCTCCTTACTTGTTTACTGATTTAGTAAATTTTTCAGTCATTTCACGAGCCATCTTTAGATTGCCTTCTGAAATGCCATAAAATGTCTTCACAACTGTTTCAGCATTGTCAAAGAAACTCTTCTGTGCAGTTTCTACATTAGCGGTAACCTGTGTTACATCCCATGCTTTCATCATATCGTCAAATTTCATCATTTTACTTTCCTTTCATTGCATTCATTACAAATAGTTTTATATGCTTTCCAATATGCAGACATAATTCTATGGTATGCCGCAACTAGTTCTTTACTTTCTTCTCTTGTCACCCTTTTTCTCCACTGGTTTGTAGTAATATCTTACACGGCGCATTGCTGCTTCTGTTTGGGCATTTACAAACTCTTCACTGGTGAAATAATTAAAAATCTTTCTAATCATACTCTGTGACCTCTTGACCAAGCCTTCTCACGGCGTTCCAAATCATAAACATCTTTTGCCTTTGACAAATAACGCTCGTAGTCGGTCATCTTGTTTCTGCGGAACAAGCTTGAAAAAAACCCCAACACTATCTCATTCCTTTAACCGAAAATAATGATGTGCTGCTGTATGCACCATAACGTGCGTTGTATTCGTGTGGGTATTCTGCACGTAGATATCTGCGGAAGTCCGCTTCTGCCATACGCATCTTCTTACCGTCAACGAAAAAGTTCTTCATTCGTGTGAACATCGTGTTTCTCCTTGTTTGTGTAAATGTTGTATTGTATTATACACTGTATTTAGGCACAGTGTGCAAGTGCAGCATAGGAAATCTTTAGGGTATTATTACATATCTGTATTGCAGTTTATGCATAAATAAAAGTGTAGTCCACGGGAGGGCAATCCCCGACTACTCTATAACTGATAAGGAGTTACAGCACATGCATATTTACACAGTTTATAAAATAACAAATAATATCAACGACAAAATCTATATTGGGTTTACCAAAAATGGGATCAAGCATCGTATGCGTGGTCACAAACAATCTATGAAACGTAGCAGCAACAAGTTAGCAAGTGCCATGAGAGATATAGGATTTGAAAACTTTCATATTGAAGAAATCTACCAAAGCAGTTGCCCCAACGATGCTCTTGCGAAAGAGGCTATTCTCATTGAAGAGCATAACTGCATTGAAAACGGCTATAATACATCTAAGGGTGGTTACAAAATACGAGGCAAGCAACGCATCCTAAAAAATCCAAAAGATACACAAGTAGTAAAATCAAAAGAAGTACTACTTAAAGAACAATACCAAGACTTACAAGAACAGTTTGGCAAGATGATATGGGATCGTATCGTCAAGGATGTTCAATCTGGTAAGATTGAATGGTTCAGTCAATAACGATTTCTTCGTAACCTTTTGAGTAGTTATTCAAAGACCTTTATAATATGATGGTTTCTTTAATATATCGGCGTATGGTTGACCGATTTCCACGGGATTAGCAGGACATTTACCGCACATCCAATGAGCTTTATCTGAATTTTCAGAAAATTCTTGTAGTTCTTCATCGGAACAATCGTAATCTAATCCTTGGAAATTATAATACCGTTGCCATTTTGGATGGTCTTGTAAATTATATTTTTCTAACTGTGGTCGTAACATAGCGATAGTAGCACATTTATAAAACTTTCCTTCGTATAGGGAAGCACAAGTCATTGATTTATGTGCTTTAAAACTTTTTTCTGGATCATTATCTTCGTATGGCATCATTGTGGGACCGTAACCTTGATAAGATTTTACCCAATTGATATGATCGCAATATTTTATTCGCAGTGTTACACCAGCAGCACTTTTAAATCTTTCGTGGGATAATCCTAAATTTGTTCTGGCTTCACTAATTTTTTCCCATTTATCCCAAGCGAAAATAGTTTTTAGTGTATTCTTCCACATACGCTGATACGCAGGGTCTTTAGAATGCTCGCTAACATAAAGCTTTATATTTGTATCCTGTAACCATTTATATAGATCGGGTAGATGGGGAATTTTAAGACCATTCGTTGATAGTGATTTTTCGGGTTCAGGAAAATATTGGGCGATACCATAAATCCATTCTTTTAAATCGGGATGCATAGTTGGTTCACCACCAATTAGACTAATATTGCCAGTTCTATTCGTACCCTGTTCATCAATCATATCTGGAAAATATACTCGTTTACTCCAAATATCCATCCATTGCTCTGCATCTTTCCATCTGGTAAAACCAGGATGATCGTGTTCAATGTATCTATCACAACCATAACAAGCCAAATTACAGCTTGACGCAATCATAATGCCAGTTGGACGTATTGGGAACTTTTTCATTTAATCTCCTTATTTTATACATTATATCATGAATGTGCTAAGAAGATCAATCTATACGATGTGGCGTTCCGTATGGTAAAGTGTATTGTACACAAGCGTCACGGTCAATATCGGGGGCAAGAAAAGCCCCTGCACACTTTTATTTATGTAAATACCTTATGTTCAAAGCATTTTTTACCAGCCGTGAATGGGTGTTATGGGCTTGGGGTGGTGCCTTATTACTTCTCGCTTCAATCTATTCACAAGTAGAAATCACTGTTATGATAAACAGTTGGTATAGAGATTTCTACAATATCCTACAAGAAGCAACCAAGCATCCTGTATCCAAGTTTTGGGATGGCATAGAAACATTCCTATATTTGGCTATGCCATATGTTGCAATCGTTTCTGCTACAAACTGGTTCGGCAGAGTATGGATATTTCGTTGGCGTGAAGCAATCACGTTCAACTATCTACCACGATGGCAGAAGGTTGAACATGAGATTGAGGGTGCCAGCCAGCGTATACAGGAAGACACACACCGTTTAGCAAAGATTTTAGAAAGTTTGGGTATGCAAGTTGTAAAAGCAGTTATGCTTGTTATTGCTTTTATTCCAATCCTTTGGGAATTATCCAACGACGTCAGCATTGAACCATTCGCCAGCATTGATGGGTCACTGGTATGGTTAGCGATTGCAGTTAGCATCGGCGGGATTATTATTAGTTGGTTCGTGGGATGGTTCTTGCCAGGATTGGAATATAATAACCAGAAGGTAGAAGCAGCATTCCGTAAAGAGTTAGTGTATGCGGAAGATGATAAAAATAACTACGGTAAAACAGAAACAGTTGTAGAGTTATTTACAGGATTACGATTCAACTATCAGCGTTTATTCAATCATTACGGTTATTTTGATTTATGGTCTAATAGTTTAGGACAGTTTATGGTAGTTGCCCCATATCTGGTGATGGGTCCAAGTTTGTTTACGGGTGCTATTATGTTGGGCGTTATGGTACAGGTCAGTAACGCATTCCAAAAAGTTTATCAATCGTTCAATGTGATTATGGAAAACTGGACGGTGCTTACGGAACTACGATCTATTTGGAAACGTTTGCGAGAGTTTGAGCGTAACTTAGAAGAACAGGTCAAATAAGAACATTCCGATAAGAAGAACTGGAATGACAATTGACAATGTTGCGTTAGTGGATAACCAAGTGAGTACTTTCTCCTTGTCATCGCTTCGGTCACTAAACAACCCAATGGTTGAAAGCATAAGTAAAATTCCTAATATGTATTTTGTTTCAATCATACGTCTATTATACCACACTGTTAGAAATTGTCAACCCATTTCAGCATAAAAGCTGTTGCGTCTCTTTGATTCTTGAAATCTATGAACCATTCCGGTAAGCATCCAACTACATGGTGCTTTGTATAGTCTGCTTCCTGTAGCTTTAGAAATATTTCTATATCACTTTCGGTTTTAATCATTTCGGGTGTGACGTTTTCTGCGTCTACCCAAGATCGACCATAATAATAGTTTGTCCCAGCGTCTATCCACGCTCTGTATTTTTTATCGCTCTTTTCACTTTGCTTTAATCTTACCTTGATCATTCTGTAGCTTCACAATATTTTCGACTGCCCAATCAATCTTTTCGATCTTATCTGCGAACTTGGACATTGCTTGATTATTGACACTCTCAACAATCTTAACGTAGGTAGGATCGCCAATACGAACCTTACCCTTTACGTTTATCTTCTGTATAATATTTAGGTTGTCTACCGTCAGACTTTTTATTCTTACGCCGTCATCGGTTACTGTGATCTGGTCAGTTGTAGATGTATCTGTAATGCCACCACTGCTAAAGTTATCAATATGTGTAATATTACATCTATCTTGGTCCAAACTGAAATCACTAAAATCAATAGATGACGAGGGAATACTCTTTTCTGGGAATGTATAGTCTCGCATATGCTGTTCTACGATTTGACCCATAATCTCATCGACTAGTCTACGAATATCAACTCTTTTCATTTCCGCACGGACAGTATTTCTAATCTCGTCTTCGATTATTGCCCGTTTTTCACTATCTTTCATTAGAACTCCGCTGTGATAATATACTGAAAGGCTTTACTAAACCCACTCTTATATAGGGGTTCTTTGTGGACTGTGTAATCTTTTGCCCCGTTGTCGTATAAGAACTTAGCAAGCTGCTTGAAATATAATGTTCTGCGTTTCTTTGGACCGACGACATCAAGATTATGGTTCTCGTCAATGATGTAGGTATAGTTGTTCCAAGCCTGTCTGTCTCCACGATTCCATTTACGGTGGTTGATAACTATTCTCTCGTTGTCGCCTTGTTTGATGTAGAAAGGCTCATCAAAGAACTTATCATTATGGTTTTGGTTACGGTAATCTCTCACTGTCGTTACGAGGGTCTTTTCAGTTATGCTTGCAAACGTGGCAATGAGTTCTCGTTGATCTTCATTAGTGTCTGCGTATGTTAGGGCTTGGTCTACTGCCAGAACAAGATCAAACTTTTTACCTTGGGATACAAGATCGGCGAGATCATCTTCATAGATCAGGTTACTAAGACCAATACAAGAACCGCAATCCATACAACAGTTCGTAATATGTACATCGTGTCCGTTCAACGCAAAACCACAGGCTACGAGATTGAACCCATAACTCAAGATAGTTTCGTATTGTTTGTCCGGTAAAGTTTGGACTATTGTTTCGTATTTTTTCTGAGCTAAACGCTTGAAAGATTCTGGGTCTTTCGCTAAGTGCTGCGTCAATTTATCGTGGTGTTTAGCACCATCGTCTTTATCGCAATTCATTATTTTTGTTTTTCCTTATGCAATATGTTGTATATATTTATTATTCACGGCATAAATCTAACGTGACGCAGTGTAGTCCTCCCCCTAATGTTCTCGCCATTCTCATGGGTGTGGTCAAGCATTCATAACCTTCTTTTTCTAGTTTCTGTCGTAGAAATGGTTGTCCCTGTTCCATCAGTAATAACCCAGGTTCAATGACCAATAAGTTCATACCAATCCATTTACTCGCATAAGGGTAAGAATCATAATACTGTTTTATCATTTCTCCATCTTCAACGTAGATACGCTTCCAATCTTTGAAAACTTTTGGATAGTTACTTTCATCAACCCTTGAACCATTTAGTAGAACAACACCTTCTTCAAGTGGAACAATAGTCGAATCAATATGAGCGTAACTATATAAATCATCTACAATATGAACTTTATGGTTCGGCAAAACTTGCTGTAGCCATTCCGCACCACGATAGTTCCCAGTTGAACTAACAAGATACAATAAATCTTTCCCTAATCGGCAAACATTAGCAGCATCAAATATAGGGTATTCTTCTGTAAGAACAGTATGCCCATCTTCTACAAATACTTCATCTTCTAATAAGGTGGGTCTTGGGGCAGCAATCCATACCGCACCGTCCATCATCGCTTTTCGTTTGATATCTTCATATGCCCTTACTTCATTCTGTCGTGAACGATAAACCATCGGGGTTTCAATAACAGTATCTCCAACGACTAATAGTAAGTCTCTAGGGCAATAGTTATACATACCATCGGTTTCCCAATCGTAGTTGATACATTCCATATCAAAATCTAATCGCTGTGGTCTATGAACTTCCACATCATACTTACCCAGTAGCATAATAAGTTGGCGTAAGTCTTGTGTGGCTTGCCTAATAACCTTCTCTGGTAGTTTTCCTTGCGGTAATGGGGAATATTCCCAGGTGGTTGTTATCGCTTGTAAAGAAAAAACATGGTCAAGGATGGGGAATCGTGCCCCTCTCGCTGAACCAACCACGATTGACTTTAGTTTATCCCATTCATTGTTGCTGTTGATAATCATTCACCATTCCATTTCCATAGGTTGCCGTTTAGAGACTTTACCGCTTCCATATTGTTTTCACATATAGGTTCAGTAGGATGATAATGTTCCGTGGTTATAATAATCTCTAACGCCATTCTACCATAACATCTATCGTGGGCACAGTTGAAACATCCTCTATCTGTGGGCTGTGTAAGAGCATCCCAGAACTCTTCTTTAGAAATCATATTCCCATCGTCTAATGTCTTCATCACATACTTCCGCTACTCTATCACGGGCACTACGATTATACTCTTTATGATAATCATTTGGTCGCTTGGATTTATTCAGTGTATCTCGTTCTACCTTATATCCAAGTAAATCAGAAAGATATTCGTCTAATAGTTGTCCATCCTCTAATCTTATCACATCCATATCGTGCCCGTCAATACAATAACTCATACTCTTCTCAAGGGTATTGAGTGGGTTGTCCGTGTATTTGTATTCTGCTGGATGAATGTATTTGCCGTGTAATATCCAATCAGGGAAACTAAACTTCTCAGTGTATTCCGCTGTTTCCAAATACCAAGCTTTTAGTTGTGGGTTTTTATTTTCCGTCTTATGCATTTTGCGGAAGCGGGATTTGATATCCCAATACAATGAATGAAAGCGTTCCCAAGGGTTTCTAACAACCGTAAAGACACGCTTCTGTGTGATTGGCTTGGGCCAGTATCTTACCTCTATGTGCTTGTAAATACGCATATGTCTGGAATCTACGCTACCAGATACATCATTCAATAATGAACGAATACTGGTTCCACCGCATTTCATAATATGGTAGAAACACCAATCTCTCTCGTCGTTTATAACCATTATAAAATCAAACTCATCCAAGTGTAATCTTTACCACGCATCATCCTAAAGTTGTATCCAATAACGTGATATGTATCATAATGATAGCAGTATTCGTGTAAAGGTTCAATATAGTAATATCTTCTTTTTAGTCTATTATCAAAGATGGCTTTGTATTTGCTATATTCCCACGCTGAAACATATACCTTATGCTTATAGATTTTACACATAATATGGTTATAAAGTTTGGTTCCCCATTCAGCCGAAAGCCATAACAATATAACCCCTAGAGCGATAGGGAGTAGTATCAAGCATAATAGAATTTCTAATAATCTACCTATCCACCCCAGCATCAGTCCACCCTGTTATTTGAAGGGTGTACCGTGGGTCAATACCAATATTTGCCGCAGCGTGTTCTGCGTCATTTTTCCACATCACATAATCGCCAGCTTTCCAGTTCAATACTTCGCCTTCAATCTCTAAGATGTGACCTTGCTTTCTGTCTTCAAGGAATACGATTGCTCGCCAAATATCTTCACCATGCCATAACTCATAAACCTGTTTATAACGGGCATATAAATCTCTATGGTTTGGTAGGATATCGCAAGTTCCCATAACATAATAACTTGCGCCAACATCTTTCCATTGGTATTTATTGGAAAAGTATTTGGTAATCTCTTTTGTGAAATCTGGTTGCTTCTTGCGAAAGTCTGCCATCTTTCCAACAAAGTTAGCAACCATATAATGTTGCTTTTTCCATTTGGTAATGGATTCTGGGTCATTGAACGATTCTCTTGTATAGTCCAAGTGTTTGTATTCATCGTTCCAAATAACTGGTAGGTTTCCTTTAGAATACAATAGTAATCTCCCTCAAATCTGGATAGTAGAATGGTAATGCTTTTCCAATCTCACCATCATGCAATAAACGCATTCCTCTAATAGTTGTCTCAACACGCATATTATAGTGATACCCAACCTTGAATACGGCTTGATCTACCCACGGATCAAAATCATGAATAGCTCTTCCATCATATGTCATTTGCTTCAAGTCATTGTACTCTTCAACATCATCAAGTAAGATAGCTCCACCGTTACCGATTTGTAATGGTTTACGATGACCAAAGCTCAAACACATATATGTGCCTTTTATGTACATATCTTCTTTGAATAACCTAGCGCAATCGTACACTTTATCGTTTACTACGCCACGGATAGGATACATATCATCGCTATCCCAGTTCAGCAATTCGTAATCTTCTAATGTAATACCTAACTTATGAATCATCATTGGGACACTGAGGTATGTACGATGGGGCAAGACCACGCTTCGCTGGGTAAGATCAATCTGGTTTTCTCTTGCCCAGTATCTAATACACAGTTCCATAGCATGCGTACAGCAATCGGTTAGCACAACATAAGGTGCGCCCGTATACTCACTTATCATTTTCTCAAAATCTAAGTATGCGTCAAAAGGTTGTTCGTAATCTTCTAATATCTTTACCATGCTAAAACTCCTGGTATTCTAATAACGGAAAATTGACCATCACCGTAAAATTGTCGAACTAAAATATCAGCAGCACAATACTTAGATACTCTATCATTCTTCATAAACAGTCGAACAACTTCTCCACGTGCGGGTGGATTACTAAACACGATATCTTACCACTTAGTTACATAGTCAATACTTTCACGCTGTTGAATACCGCTTATGTATATACTTATCTCTGTATCTATATTGTCTGGATGTTCTGTTGTAAGTTGATCCCAAAACTCTTTCTGTTCCTCAGTTAATTTCTTGGACAAAATACTTCTCCATAATATCTGCTGCTGCTTCGTGTGCTGGTTCCAATGGATGACCCATAGGTGCCTTCGGAAAATCATTAGCATTTGCCCAATACACAAATCCAGTTGGCCCAAGGTCGTGTGGAAACCATCTAAACTTATACCAATCAATAGCATCGTAATATGCCTTAGAGTGTGTTGGGTTTTGGAATGCACGATATTCATTCCAGTTTTCAGCCGTAGTAAAGATATACGGAATGTTTCTATTATTTAGAAACTCTTGGACCATCAGTATTTCCGCAAGGCTACTATCAGTTTCATTAGCATCACCAACTAACTTATAGTGTGCTTCTACCCAATCAGTAACACCAAACTCATGAATACGCTCAATATAGTCTTTACCGAAACATTTAGCAACAGTTTCGTCGCCCAGATTTAGATGAGCGGGTGTTATTGTGTACCAAGGACTGTTGCGCTCTTGTGTATCAAACGATAACAGATAGTCGTAACGGGAAAGATAAGACCATTGAACGATTACAAATAAGTCTTCTTCGGCAAGGGCAGAAACTTCATTGATAACCTTATGAGCAATGTACCTATTACCGACACCAGTATGCCCAGCGTTTACATAAGACATATTGTGCCGACGAGCAAGTTTACAAGGCCAAGTTTGTTCTTGGCTTTCCAGTTCCGCGCCTTCAATAAGACTACAACCAGCACCGATTACAATCATCGGGTCTTTCCGTAATATTTTACCTTGTGTTGAGTCCAGACTTGTCTCCAAGGATCAACAACGACTGAGTCTTCTGCTCCTTGGTCAAATCTGTCGAGCGGGTGAGCAAGTAGATACACCGCAGGTGCATCAAGTATTTTATCGTAATGTAGCTCGCCGCCAAGATGCTCAACATAAGAACCCACAAGAATGCTTGAACTTCCATCTTCATATTCCACACCTGGTTTGTACGATTTACCAAGTATAACAACAGGAAGTTTATATTTCATTAATGCTTCTGCCATATTTTTTGCTTGTTTCTCTCTGGCATTCATAATGGCATCAAATAGGTCATAGCCAAGATCAAGGTTATCTGCCATCCATCGTAGGGCAATGTTGTCTCTTGGATGGCAGTTATGGATTACAATACCTGTATCAGCACACAGATAAAACTGATCGTCTTTTTCTTCGTGGTTAGGTTCTACTTCAAGATTATACACATCGCCTGTATATTCTTCAACTTGAATATCTACTATCTTTTCCGTTGCCATAAATCATTACACCTTTCTTTGTTAACTCGTTTTCTGTTAAAATGAGTATCTTTTCTGTTGATTGTTCTTTAAGTAACTCAAACTTTCGTTTTTGCCTTGCTAACCAATATGTTGCCTTAACATCAACATATTCATTTGTATCTATTAGATAAAAATCTGGATAATAGTTATGACTTACACCCTCGTCATCAACATAAGGGATTTTTCCAAAATGCGATTTGAACCTAATGCCATTGTTATCAAGATATTCAGCATATGCCAACTCCCAAGTTCCTTGACATTTATGTATTCTGCCATTTTTATCAACATAATCATACCATTTACACTGTGTTGTTTTTTTATCTATATACTTGCCTTCTTCCCACGCTTTCTTCGTTGCGTTTGAATACTTTTGTCGTTCTTCGGGAGTCATATTTGCTGACCGTGTTTCACTGACTCTCTTTTGCGTATCTGGATTTTTCATAGGATTATTATCTCCTATCATTCTTCCAGTTTCTTCACAATGTTGTTTCATAGTCACAGACATTTCTTGGCGTTTTTTAGGATCACTCCATACTTTTTTAAGACCTTCTCTCATTTTTTCAATCTTTTCTGGTCTACTATTGAGTATGGGACGCCAGCAAACATTACAATAATCTTTATCAAATAGTTCCTGTTTTTTCATCTTATTATAATGACCAAGTGTTCTGTTATGTTTTTCACCACATTCGTCACACTCAATAAGAACCATCTTCTCCTTTATTGTTCGTTTACCAGATAATGACTTTTTACACTTTTCAGTTTTATCTCTCCTGTATTCTTCTATAACCATTTTGTATCTCCTGTATAAAGTATTTATACAAAAAATACATAACAAGCCCCGCTATCACCCAAAAACAAACATTTTATCTGTGTTTTTTACTTCTTTTGCTGGTATAATGATTCGTTTTCTGTCTCGCTCAATGGGGATAAGATGATCTTCTGTTACGGATATACTCTTTCCGCTACTTGTAGTAAATGTGTATAGTTTTCCCGTATATTCTCGTTTAGTTACTTCTGCTATTTTCTTTTGGTCCGTATTGGTTCCTGACCAGTTCATAGAATCAACAATATAGTATTCGTTTTCATCAAACTTTTCATAAAGATCGCTTATTGATACTACTTCATCATTTACAGTGACTTTGAAATCAGGTTTTACACAAGCTCCACCATCGCCCATACCAGCCTTCATATACATAGGAGACATAATGCGATGCGTCGAATCCGCCAAGGCTTTTGTAACCACATCAACGTCAATATTACCTTGTCGTTCAGCAACATCTTGAATCATGTTCACCAGCGACACTTTCGTTGAAATGAATGTATTATAGAAGATTTTGATACATTCACATTCGTCCCAAGTACCAACGATATAGCGTGGATCATTTTCCATAATCGTCTTATAGAAGTCGATCAGTTCTTTTGCGTCAGTGGTTTCATCACCGTCCTTTGTACCAATCATTACCATTTCTGGATTGATCATATCCCAACCCACAGTACCCATAGCAATAAGATATGGATTATAGACGAAACGATGTTTCATTCGTGGCATCAGATCAATAAACTCTCTACGAACTGTGCCGGGCAGAACGGTTGAAATCAATACAACCAGTGTCGTATTGTTGGCATATCTTTCTACTTCGGTTAGAACTTCTTTTACGATAGAATAGTCAAAGTCTTTTGGTTCTAAATGCGCCGTCGGGTAACGTCCGTCATATTCTTTTTCGTGCGGTGTTGGAACAGCAATAAATACAATGTCTGGGCAGTTATCATCTTGATAACCATAATGAATGAGGTCTTTGATAGAATCTTTCTTTTCTACAAGTCCTGATTCAAAACCAGAAATATCATAACCAGTAACAGTATGACCTTTTTTAGCAATCTCTTCCGCACAGGGAAGTCCAAGTTTCCCAACACCGATAAACGCAATTCTCAATGGAGTCTCCTTTATGTCTTACAATGACGTAACCAATTATACCATAGGCGTTATGGAATATCTATATAAAAATGGGTTCACTAACCAAGATGGTATGTATCATTATCCAGACCCAGGTATACCGTATAACGACACAAAGATGAAAAGTTACCCGTCGCATTTATCGTACTTATCGGAGTTAAGCCCCGCTAGTAAAAAAAATAAAATATTAGAAAATCACACTCATCGTGAAAGATTTATATTCGCGGCGAATGAGCCTAACTGCCTGTATAATGACACCTACGCTGTATTAAACGCCATTCATCCAGACTTGTATGCTATTCACAAAAAACCAATGGACACAATCGCGTACAAAGTATCCTTGAATGCACTCGTGTCTGATTTTGAAAATAAAGACTTGATAGCCGCAGTAGCGAAAGAATATGATAACTTTAATATCGTCTTCTTTTTCTTCCAAGGATATTTGGCATACCAATGGTATAGGCAGTATATGCATTACGAACCATTCGATACCTTTTCTTATAAGTTCAACTCAATGTCTCGCATCATAGATAAAAAACGATCCTACAGACTGTATATCACTAGCAAGTTGGCAGAGTACGATTTATTAGACCAAGGACAAGTGTCCTGTTCATTTAAATGCCCCGACAGCGAAAACACTATTCACGAAATACTATCAGAAAGATACTGTTTTCTTACCTATCCGCAGCGCGTTCATATTAAAGAGAATATACTAGATGTGTTACCTCTTCGATTTGATAAGAATGAGTTTGATGTTATACCAAACACTAGCTACGAAATCGACTGGCACACAATGGGCCAATCTTTCCTTCACGTAGTTAACGAAACAGTTTACTATGAAAATTTCGTACATCTTACCGAAAAAATATTCAAACCTATCGTATGCCAGCGCCCATTTATTCTTGCTTCGGCGCCGGGGTCATTGGCATTCTTAAAGAGATACGGGTTCAGAACCTTCGATCAATGGATCGATGAAAGCTACGATGAAGAACCTGATCATAATGTGCGTCTTGATATGATTGCGAAAGAAATACGAACATTGTGTTCATATTCTATATCTCAACTTCACGGAATCTACGAAGACATGAAACCTGTACTTGAGCATAATCGCAAGATATTCTTTGAAAAGTTAGAAGATATTGTTCTGGAAGAATTAGTGGAAAACTGTAGAGACGTTTACGAGAAGTCAGAAAAAATCTTCGGCCCTACCAATCATAGTTCTGATTATTATCCAGATCATCAGGATTAGTCTGTTGGTATCCTTGACCACCGTCATCCCACCTTAGAACTTCTTCAGGTTTTTCTTCAGGCTCTTTGCCTTCTCCCATAACCCAACCCTGTCCTTGGTTATTCGTTGGGGCATCTTCCGAGAAACCTTCGGACTCCAGCCAAGTATCAACAATGTCTCCACCTTGTTCTAATCCAAAGACGAACAATGTTCACACATGAAGAAATTGTTGAACAGGCTGAACGCCTTCAAGAATTTGTTAACAAGAAAGACTAATAAATACTGAGGGTCACTACTTAATAAGTGCGCGAGGGGTCATGGTTAGCCCCTCATTTTTTATGTGTATTCTAATGATGTTATAAAAACATTAATGATGTTGCATCATCAGATACAGTTGGGGTATAATTTTCTCCGGAAAAAATTAAAATTTCTCCTACATTTTCTCCTACATTTTCTCCTACATTTTCTTCTACTTTACCTTTACCATTACCTT